AAAGGATTAAAAACTTTTTTGATAATTTCAAAGGAAACCAAAAAGAATCGTCATTTATTTTAAATGGTGGTGTTGAAATGAAAAATTGGGTAGATAATGAACTTAGAAAAATGAGGGATTATATTAAAAATACAAAAACCAATAAAATGAACGCAGGAATGATGAATCAATTTATTGACCCACATGAAAAAAAGGATTTTACAAATGTAAGAACATCTCAAGAACATTCAAAAACGATAGATAAATACAATCCATCGGTTAATGAGAGTGTTAAGAGAATAAACGAACTAATATCAAAAATATAAAATTATGTCAAGTCAAATTACTGTAGATTTAAGTCAAACAGAACCAAATGCACTTACTGCAATCGCTGACCAAGAAAGAGCAAAATTAATCCCTAAAAACGATTTTAATGCTGTAGGTAATGAATATTCATCAGTTAACCGTGATGCAATTGCTGACGGTGACTCTATGGGTAGAGGTACTGGAGCGTTCTTGGATGTTTATAATGTAAACGCAGGAACTATTGATGATATCGTTGAAAGAAAAAATGATATCAAGATTAACAAATTCAATTCATCTAAAACTTATCCTAATTTTTAATGAAACTTCAAAACACACTTAAAGGTTTAATTTACGAAATCGCTTCTTTAGATAGTATTGTTGATGCTATCAAGAATCGACAAGTTGTGGTAATATACTACGATGGTGATGAGCCAGGTGGTAGAGGTCTACGTCAAATCGAACCTGTGTGTTTGGGCGTTAGTAAAGCGGGAAATAAAGTATTGAGAGCTTGGGATAGTGAAGGAGCATCACATACAGGGTATAAAGGTGAACAACCATTACCAGGCTGGAGATTATTTAGATTAGATAAAATACTGTCAAACAAACCGACTGGTGAGGTTTACAATGAACCTAAACCTGGTTATAATTTTAATGGGGATAAAAGTATGGTCAGTGTTATCATAAACGCCAAGTTTGATAATACACCACCACCTCAACCACAAACACCACCTCAACCACAACCCGAAACACCACAAACACCTGAAGAAGAAAACATAACATAATATGGATAGATTAATGGAAAAATTGGCTTTATCTAAAGCCATTATGGATAAAGCAGATGGAATTAAAAGTTCTAATTCAATGAACGGTGGATTACCTCCAACGTCATTACAACAACTTAACTCACCTGAAACGTTTGATATACCAAACGCAAAATACAATATTCCTTCTGAATTTTTACAAGAAAATTCCGCACCTAAAGACCCTTACTTATCTAATGTGCCGAGAGAAAATACTAAGCCAGTTGGAGTTCCGACTGTGGACGCAATCAAAAATTCTAAATTACCTGATGAAATTAAAAGGTTAATGATGGAACATCCGATTGCTCAACCTCAACAACAAACCGCAACAATTTCTAACGAATTAGTTGAGAAAGCTGCTCGTCTAATGAAAAAGAATGACAGTAGTTATATTCCTGAATCTGCAAAACCAAAACAAGTTCAACAAACTCAACAACCATCGGGTAACATTGATTACAAATTACTTCAAAAAATGATTAACGAAGCAGTAAACAATGCATTAAAAGAAAATGGTTTATTAGTTGAAAGTTCTGAAAAATCAAATGAGATGTTTAACTTTAAAGTTGGTAAACACATATTTGAAGGTAAGGTAACCAAAATCAAAAAATTGTCTTAACGTATTTCTTTATTCGACAACAATTACTATATTTTGAACAAATATATTAATAATGTCAAAAATCAAAGTTTTAGTAGTCCCATCCGATAGAACAGGTGTGGGCAAATTCAGGTCAGTAGACCCTCACGTATTCTTACAAAATATTTATGGTGATGATTTCCATGTGGACATCGTCTATGAACCACCTTATGATGATATGTCCTTTTGGTCTGAATACCAAATTGTAGCATGTCATAGAAGTATTGGACCTGATTTTGAAAAGGCAAACGAATTAATCCAAAAATTAACCGAGTCAGGAATTATTGTCATTGTAGATATTGACGACTATTGGATGCCAGGTAAAGAACACCCAATTCACGACATTATTCGTTTTAACAAAATTAATGAGAAAATTGTTGCCAACTTAAAAGTTGCATCATATGTGACGACTACAACAACCTTGTTCGCAGATGAAATCAAAAAGTTTAACAAAAACGTTGTTGTTTTCCCAAATGCAATTAATCCAAACGAACCCCAATTTAAAGAACCAACATTAGAGTCGGATAGACTTAGAATTGGTTGGTTAGGTGGTTCTTCACACTTACACGATTTGCAATTGTTGGATTCACCATTAGGTAAAATCACACATCTAAAAGACAAATTACAATTTGTTCTTTGTGGTTTTGATACACGAGGTACTGTAACTGAAATCAACCAACAAACAGGTGAACACAAAAAGAGAGACATCCTTCCACACGAAACTGTTTGGGCTCAGTACGAAAAAATATTTACCCAAAACCACTCTTTAATTTCCGAAGACTATAAAAAATACTTATTGAAGTATTCACAAGAAAAATATCCAAACGAACTCAGTGAATCATATGTGAGAGTTTGGACACAACCAGTAACTTCATACGCTAAAAACTACTCAAAATTTGATGTGTCATTATCACCAATCAAAAACACAATGTTCAACCGTATGAAATCACAACTTAAGGTTATTGAAGCAGGTTTTTATAAAAAAGCAATAATCGCTTCCGATTTAGGACCATATACCATAGATTTGAAACATTGTTTGAATCAGGGTAATTTTGTTGATGGTAATGCGTTATTGGTTGACGAAAACAGAAATCACTCTGATTGGGCAAAGTATATTAAAAAACTTGTTGAAAACCCTAACATGGTTAAAGACATGGGAGAAAGATTATATGAGACGGTTAAGGATACATATGACTTAAACGTGGTAACCAAAAATAGAGCAGAATTTTATAAATCTTTAATTAAATAATATGGATTCAAAAAAAGGTAGAATAGGATTCACCGCAGGTAACTTCGATTTATTACATCCTGGTTATATATACACATTTGAAGCTGCTAAAGAAAATTGTGATTATTTTATAGTTTTCTTACAGAGAGACCCTTCACTAACAAGGTTTACTAAGTATAAACCTGTTGTTCCTCTATATGAACGATATAGAACATTAATGTCAATCAAATACATTGATGAGGTTGTTTGTTATGATGATGAGGAAGATTTATTAAGAATGATTGAGTTTTATAAACCTGATGTAAGAATTCTTGGTGACGATTACATAGGAAAAAGATTTACTGGTGACCATTTACCTATTGAAGTTGTTTATACAACTCGTTCTCACGGATGGTCAACAACAAAAATTAAAGACTTAATTACAATACAGACTTTAAAACAAAACCCTGAAATAACTAATTTAGTACAAAATGATTAATATACCATTACAAAAGATTTTATTTTTAGACATCGAAACCGTTGGTGTTTATCCTGATTGGGAAACTTTAGTTAAAGAAAACGAACCGTTATCTTTTCAATTTGAACACTATTTTGATTGGTTCCAAAAGAGATTCCCTGAAGATGCCGATAAAGGTGTTGGTCAGATGTTTGTTAATAGAGCTGCGTTGGTCCCTGAATTTGCTCGAATTGCTTGTGTAAGCGTCGCCTTTGTTACTGAACAAGGCGAAGTTAAAATGCAATCATTTAGTAATCCTGACGAAAAGAAAATGTTATTAGAGGTTCAAAAACTATTATATAGAGTTGGTGAATTAGGATTCTTCTTATGTGGACATAATGTCAAAGGTTTTGATATCCCTATGTTGGCAAAACGTATGATTATGAATGGTATAATGCCTCCAAAAATTTTACCAGGTCACGACACAAAACCTTGGGAAATTAAGGCTTTGGACACTAAAGAAGTATGGCAATACGGTGGGTATGGCTCAATCGCTTCTTTAGAATTGATGTGTGTATGTTTGGGTGTTGAATCATCTAAAACAATGGAAGTTACGGGTAATAAAGTTCACGAAGCCTTTTGGGTTAAAAAAGATATTGAAGGGATTGTTAAATATTGTGAGAAAGATGTATCCGTATTAATTGATGTTATAAAAAAATTAATAGATTTAAAATAATGGAAAACTCAAATCAAATGGGTCTTGACCCAAACATGTATGAACAAATTTTAAAACAATTTGAAAAAATTAAAACCGAGGCAGGTATTGAACCTGATGAAAATTATGACCATGAACTAGAGGATTTATTAGGTATGGGATTTGACGATTTAGAAGAAGAAATTTACAAAAGTGCGATGATGAGAACTATTGAGGTTGAGACTATTCATCCCGACGCAGTTTTTCCTAAATACGCATATCCGTCCGATTCAGGTTTTGATTTACACTCAACACAAGAGTTAACAATTGGTCCATTTGGTAGAATATTAGTCCCAACAGGTTTAAAAGTTTCATTCCCTAAAGGATATGAAATACAGGTTAGACCAAAAAGTGGTTTAGCAATTAAACAAGGACTTACCGTTCTTAACACACCAGGAACTGTTGACCAAGGATATACTGGAGAAATTCAAGTTATTGTTTTTAATACAAATAATTACACAGTGATGATACCTAAAGGTATGAAAGTAGGTCAAGCGGTTTTATGTCCTGTTGTGTGTGGAGACTACGTCAGATTTGAATCGGTAAATTCTATCGAAGATAAAGACCGAGGAGATAATGGTTTCGGAAGTACAGGAATTTAAAATATAAAAAATGATTACAGTAGGATATTCAACAAGAGAACATAACCCGCAATTCATTGAATACTTGAAAAAAAGTTCAGGGTTCAAAAAGATTGAGGTTATTGAAAAAATAAATAATGGTGAAAAGTCACTTTCTGAGGTTTATAATGAAATCTTAAGAGAGTCTAAAACTGACATTGTAGTTTTATGTCACGATGACATTTATTTTGACAGTTCAAGTTGGTTCCATAAAATAAAGTCTCATTTTGAAAAAAGTGACTTTGGTATTTTAGGTGTTGCTGGTAGTACTAACATGCCTGAAACAGGTAGATGGTGGGATAACAGAAAAACCATGTTAGGTATTGTAAACCATGAAAGTGGTGGAAAAAAATGGACATCAAAATATTCTGAAGACCACGGAAAATCTATTAAACAAACCGTAATTGTTGACGGTCTTTTTATCGCACTTAGTAAATCAAGAATTAAACACACCTTTGATGAAGACTTCAAGGGGTTTCACTTTTATGATTTGGCGTTTTGCTTTAAAAATCACATTGAGGGTGTAAAAGTTGGTGTAATCAGTAATATTAGAATTACTCACAAATCAATTGGTCAAACAAATCAACAATGGGAAGACAACAGACAATTCTTTGTTGAGAAGTATGGTAGTAATTTACCAAACAAAATACCTTTCGACCCAAACAAGAGGTTAAAAGTAATGTTGTCTTGTTTATTCTTTAGAAATTTTACAGGTTCAGAACTTTATGTATTTGAACTTGCAAAAAGTTTGATGAAGTTAAACTGTAGTGTTACTGTAGTTTCACAAATTGGTGGTCCATTAACCGACATGGCAAAAAAACTTGGTATTAAGTGTTTATCATTTGAAGAATCACCAGGGTTTAAGATTGGTGATGGTAAATGGGGATTTGAAACACCTGAGGGTGTTAAACCATCAACACCTAATATGATGTATAGAGTTTCTGAGGTCGATTATGACATCATACATATTCAACATAAACCAGTCGCTGAAAGAATTTTGAATATGTACCCCGAACTTCCAAAAATATGTGCGGTACACTCTGAAGTTATTTCTTTAGAAGACCCTATTAAAGACCCAACAATTAAAAAGTACATTGCAATTAGACCTGAAATTAAAACACACATTGTAAATAAATTTGAGATATCCGAAGAAATGGTTGATGTGATTTACAATCCTGTGGATAATGAAAAATTCAACCCAAAAAATATTAAGGACGATAATTATGTTCTATTTGTGGGTACCATAGATTACTTAAGAAAAGATACCATTCTTGATTTAATTGAATACACAAGAGAAAATGGTAAAGAACTTTGGTTGGTCGGTGAAGATAAAGATAATTACCTACAACAAGTTTTAAGTGAACCTCATGTTAAACATTTTCCTCCAACGTGGTCGGTTGAAAAGTTTATTTTAAATTCTTCAGAGACCGCAGGAATTCAATTAGGTAGAACAACAATTGAAAGTTGGATGTGTGGTAAACCGTCTTGGATTTATAAAGTGGATTCAAACGGTAATATATTGTCTAAAGAAAGACACGAACCACCATCAGACATTGAGAAATATTACACAATGAATGTTGCACAACAAATAAAAGAAGAGTACATTAAAATCCTATCATAATGAAAATTGGTATAGTCGATACCAGTATCACGGGATTGTCATTTGGTTTATTGTGTGAAAAACATGGATATGATGTCATTTTTTCACACAATAATGATGACTTTATTTTTAACCTTAATAACCGAGTTTGTATTACGGATGAACCCATGGTTCAGAGTTTGTTGTTAGATTCCCAAAAATTTAATACCACATCAAATGTTTTGGATGTGATTAAAGAATCTGACATCATTTTTGTTTTTTCTGAAACACCAATTAATCTTGAGGGTAACTATGACACAACAAGTGTTTTTAACATTGTTAGTAGTTTTTATACATTATCTTCTCAGAATTTAGAATTATATAATAAGAAACTTGTTATTTGTTCTCCAACAAATCCTGGTGAAGTTGAACAAATTCAAACAAGATTGAATATGTTTAACGTACAAGTTGCATATAATCCATTTTTTGTTGATGGTGGTGAAATAATTAAAAACATACAGGAATCCGAAATGGTTTTAATTGGAAGTGACCATCAAGAGTTATCCAATGAATTAATTCATATTCACTCAAAAATTAAAACAGTTACGGTTAATGCTTATGTTATGTCATACAAAGCTGCCGAGATTGTTAAATTAGGTATCAATACTTTTTTATCGTCAAAAATCAATCAATCAAATATGATTGGTCAGATTGCAATTAAGTCAGGTATTGAATCTGAAATGGGTATGGTTTTGTCCGCTATTGGAGGTTTTGATGGTATAGGTAAAAAATATATGTCTTACGGACTTGGGTATGGTGGTACGTCGATAAACAGTAATAACAAAGCAATTAGTCATTATTCCGAATCTTTGGGGTTAGGTACTAAAATGTTTTCATCCATAACCGAGTTTAATGAATCACATTTAAAATTCATAAAACAACACTACATTGAAAAAAATCCTACAGGTGAATTGGCATTTGTATTTAACCATTTAACTTATAAGAAGGGGGTTAATGTTTTAGAGGAATCTCAATATTTCAAATTGTGTATTGAGTTGTTAGACGATGGATATAGTGTCAATGTTATTGAAACCCCTAAAATTATTTCAGAGTTAAATCAACTATCAGAAAAATATGATGGTAGACTAAAATTTTATAAACCAGGGACATATCCTTCAGGAATACTAATTAATCTATAATGATAATACTTACTACAACTTATAATTGTGAAAAATACGTTGAGAAATCTTTATTGTCTATTATGACACAAAGATTTAGAGATTTTAAATGTTACATCACAGATGATTTATCTACCGATAATACCGTAGAAATAATTAAGAAAACAATTGAGGGTGATGATAGATTCATCCTAATTGAGAATAAAACAAAAATGTATCAGCCAGGAAATTACGACCAAGTAATTAGAGGATTGGACATTCCTGATGAGGAAATATGTATTGAGGTTGATGGCGATGATTGGTTACCAAACTCAAATGTATTTGGATTAATTGACGAAACATATTCGGACCCTGATGTTTGGATGACAAGTGGTTCTTTCAAATATAGTAGCGGTTCTCAAGGGTTTTCAAATCCACCAACAAGTTTTGATAATATAAGAAAACAAAGTTTTACATTATCACACATGAGAACTTGGAAGTCTTGGTTATGGAAAAAAATTAAAGAGGAAGACCTTAAAGACAACGATGGAAATTACTGGGGTGTTGCTGGAGACTTAGCGTTTATGTTCCCAATGTTTGAAATGTCAGGTAAAAAACACTATAGACATATACCAAGTATAACTTACATTTACAACGAAACTAATCCATTAAATGACCATAAAGTTAATATGTCTAAAGTAAATTCAACTGTCAGTATAATTAGAAATAAACAACCTTATAATTTAATATAATGAGCTTTGATTCCAGTATTGAAAACAGAATTATACATTTTAATGAAACCACACCAATAAAAAACATATTACACATTGGAGCGTGTTTAGGAGAAGAGGTATCATTTTACGAACAATTTAACCCAAACGTAGTTTATTGGTTTGAACCAAACCCAAAATTACATGATAGATTAAATCAAAACTTACAAGGTAAGTCATTTACCAATATCGTATTTCCATATGCGGTAAGTAATAAAAAAGGTACCGCAAATTTTAACATTATTGAAAATACTACTGGTACTAACCCAGGGTGTTCCTCATTACAAGAGTTAAAATTACATTCAGAATTATATCCTGATATTAAAAAAGTTGATACTTGTGAAGTTCAAACAATCAACATCGACGAATTTTTAAATGAGAATAATTTAGAAACTAATTTTGAGTTGGTGAGTTTAGACACACAAGGTCATGATTTTGAAATTTTAACTTCAAGTGAGTTTATTTTAAACGCAAAGTTAATTGTCATTGAAACCGCGTCAATTGAACTTTACGAAGGTCAACAGACTGATACTAAAATTGAAGAGTTTTTAATGACTAAAGGTTTCATTAAAGATTATTATCACGCATTCCATAGTGTTTGGGGTGATACATTATTTGTAAAACAAGATTAATATGTCAAATACTATTTCAGCAAATTTAATGGGTGGATTGGGTAATCAATTATTTGAAGCCGCTCACGCATTGGCACAGGGATGGAAACATAATAGAGAAGTTAAATTCTTTCCTGATTCATGGACACCAGGTCAAGGAAGAAACGCTCGAAACTATGTTGATAACGTATTTAGGAATTTAGATTTCTATGATAATTTAGAAGGGTTTACTCATGTTTATGAAGGGCCTTTTGAATATTCAGAAGTTAATCCATTAGATGGTAACACATCATTTCACGGATACTTCCAAAGTTCAAAAAATTGGTTTGGATTTGATGATAGAATTAGAGACACGTTTCAACCATCAATTGAGTTCTCTAAGCAAATGCACGAGAAATACCCACAACTATTACAACCAAACACATTATCACTTCACGTAAGACGAAGTGAATATTTACAATTCCCCGAAATTCACCCAACAATTACTTTAGAATACATCCAAGAAGCGCTTAAACTTATTGGTGATTATTCTACCGTGTTTGTATTCAGTGATGACCATGACTTTGTAAAAGAAAATTTAAATTTCCCTGATGTAGTTTATGTGAACGAATCTGAGGATTGGGAAGAATTATGGTTAATGGGACTTTGTAATAACCACATCATTTCAAATTCAACATTCTCTTGGTGGGGAGTGTTCTTAAATCAAGATAAAAATAAAAAGATAGTCGCACCTTCAACTTGGTTTGGACCTAAAGGACCTAATGCAAAAGATATTTACGAATCGTATTGGTCTGTAGTTCCAACTAAATGGGAAGAAGGGGGACTAATAAAACCAATTTAATATATTATGATAAACACAAGTCCAAACTTTAATAGATGTGAAACAAATATGGTTAAAAATGTGATTGAATCTTACGGATTTAATCTAATTGGCGATGTTGTTGAATTTGGTACTTTCACGGGAGGAAGTACAAAAACATTATCAAATTTATTCCCAAATAAAACTATTTTCACAATAGACCATTTTGAAGGATTAGAAAAAACCAATAAAAATGTACCTAATGATAGTGATTGGATTGAAAGAGCGTTCGCATTAAATAATCCATTATACGAACATAATAGTAATGTCCCAAAATCAATTGACGAAGTTAGACGAAGATTTGAAGGTCACGATAATATCAAAATGATTATATCGGATATTCACGAATTAACTGAACCATCGGATTATGGTATTTCTAAAATTGCGGTTTGTAATTTAGATGTTGATATCTACGAACCTGCTGTTTCATCATTAGAATTTTTAACCAAATGTGAATGGTCTGAAGTATTCATTAGGTTTGATGATTGGCATGGTGGTGAATCAGAATACGACCAACACGAAAGATTGGCATTTACAGAATGGATTCAAAAATACAATTATGAATATAATATAACACACGGTGGATACATCGGTGGAGTACACGTAAAACGATAAATTATGGATAAAGTAAAAATTAGAAAAGTATCTGATTGGTGGGGTGAATACGATTGTTCATCTAACCGTAACATGCCAAAGTACATTCATTGGCTATCAAGAGACACACAAGACCCACATACTGTGAGTGTCTATGTCGATAACTACATCAAAGACGTTGGATTTAATGACCCATCAAGAGAAAAAATTGGATGGTTATTAGAGTCACCTCAAATGAATGAAGGTACTATCAAATATCTTGTAGACAATTTGGAAATGACTCGTGAACACTACAAGTGTATTTTTACTTGTATGGATAGCTTAATTGAATTAGGTGCTCCGTTTACTTACACTATTTCAAATGCGGCTCCTTGGATTTGGGAAAAAAATAGAATGATTCACCCTAAAACTAAATTGGTTAGTATGATTGCATCTAATAAAGGTTGGTTGCGCGGACACCAAAACAGATTAGAGTGGGTTGAAAAACTTAAAGACAAAGTTGATTTATTTGGTACTGGTAGACCAAACCAATTAAATGATAAGGAAGATGGTTTGAGAGATTATATGTTCTCCGTATCTATTGAGAATGATAACTCAGACACTTATTTCACAGAAAAACTAACAGACAATTTTGTAATGGGAACTGTCCCTGTTTATTGGGGTTCAAGAAAAGTTGTTGAAAAATACTTTGACCCAACAGGTGTAATCTTCTTGGAAGATGACCCAGATTTATCAACATTAACTCCTGAAAAATATCAATCTATGATGCCAGCAATTGAAAGAAACTTTAAAATTGCAATGGAAATGGGCACATCAGAAGATTATATGTGGGAGAATTATTTGAAAAACTTATTCTAATATGAAGTATCTAGTGTTAGGTTCTGCAGGCCAAGTTGGAGCAGAACTTTGTAAATTTTTAAGAAACGAAAATCATGAAGTGGTTGAGTTTGATATTGCGTCAGACCAATCTCAAGATTTAAGAATACCTAACGTTATTGATAACTTAGTTGAGGAATCTGACTTTGTCATGTTCTTGGCGTTTGACGTTGGAGGTTCAAGATACTTGAAGAAGTATCAACATACTTACGAGTTTATTGAGAACAATACCAAGTTAACTTTATACACATTTGAAAGTTTAAAGAAACACAACAAACCTTTCATCTTTGCATCTTCACAAATGGCAAACATGTCGTATTCACCGTACGGTATTTGCAAGTCTTTGGGTGAGGTATACGCTAAGGTATTAAATGGTTTGACGGTTAAGTTTTGGAACGTATACGGACCTGAACATGATTTAGAAAAATCTCATGTAATTACCGACTTTATCCTAAAGGCAAAAGAAGGTAAGATTGAAATGTTAACCGATGGAAAAGAAGAAAGACAATTTTTACATGCGGAAGATTGTTCAAGATGTTTAAGAATATTATCAGAAAAATATGATGATATTGATAGAGATGCAAATCTTCACATTACAAACTTTGGGTGGAATACAATTTTAGAAGTTGCTGAAATTATCAATGAGAGTATCCCTTGTGAGATTATTCCATCAACAGAAATTGACACAGTTCAATTAAATAAAAGAAATGAACCAGACACTTATATTTTGAATTTTTGGAAACCTGAAATTTCATTGAGAGATGGGATTGAAAAAATTATCAAAGAAATTTAAAATATGGATTTTTCGGATTTTCTGTTAATGTATTACGAATGGTATAATGTTGAAACAAAACATTATAAACAAAATCGTGGAGCTGGATTATATGCAGTTTTAAATTGGGCTTTGAGGTCATTATCTCTTTTAGAATTAAAAGGAGATAAAGTTGAGTCAATTGAATTGTACCTAACAGAATATGCAAGAGAACTTGAGGTATTTAATTCATTGTTTGAAATAAAAAGTTTTGAAACTAATTTATCCAAACTTTCAGAATCAGAAAAAATTGAATTCATTAATAACACCGTTAGTTCAAACGTGGGACTATCAGAAAATCCGATGAATTTAAACTTGAATATTTTTAACAAAATAATTTCAAAGTATTTTAACCCTAAAAAAGAAGTCGTAGAATGGTACAATAAATTTATTGAAGAATTGGGTTGTGACGTTAAAGATATTATTTTAGTATGGGCAAGGAGAACGGATAAAGTTTCAGAGTCAAGAATACCCACTGTAAGCGATTACATAAGTAAATTATCAAAAATTGATAAGGCTAATAAAGTAATTTTGATTCAGACCGATGATAAAGAGGTCGTACATGAATTTAGGGATAAAAGGTTAGGGTTTAAAACATTATCTCAAATTCCTTTCCCCAATAATAAGACCAAACCATTTCATGTGAATTTATGGTCTATTTCAGACGAAGAATTTAAAGATATGTATGGTATTACAAAGATTGACCATTTAAGACAAATGGTGGCTCTTGCGTTAATATCGAAGAACTGTTATAAAACAATACTTTATCCAGGTAATCCAACAACATTTATGCCCTTATTTAAAGGTTCATTTGATGACTTTATTTTATATAAAGACGAAATAAATTTATTTAAAAAACAATAATATGAAACAAAAAAAAGCAGTGATTCTTGGTGGTGGAGGATTCATCGGAGGTCACTTAGCAAAAAGATTAAAAGAAGAAGGTTGTCACGTTAGAATATGTGATATAAAAAAACACGAATATTTTTATCATAGTGAAATTTGTGATGAATTTATTTTGGGTGATTTAACTGACCCTAAAGTTGTTGACACTGTAATTGAAGAAGGTGTTGATGAGGTTTATCAATTGGCTGCAGATATGGGTGGAGCATTATACATATTCACAGGTGAGAACGATGCTAACTTGATGCATAACTCGGCAATGATTAATTTGAATGTTTCAAGAGAATGCGTTAAGAAAAAAGTTGAGAAAGTATTCTACTCATCTTCGGCATGTATGTATCCTGAACATAATCAATTGGACCCTGAAAATCCAAATTGTGAAGAAAGTTCTGCATATCCCGCAAATCCTGATTCAGAGTACGGTTGGGAAAAGTTATTTTCTGAAAGAGTATTCTTAGCTTATAATAGAAACTACGGATTGAATGTTAGAATTGCGAGATTCCATAACATCTTTGGACCACAAGGTACATGGACAGGTGGTAGAGAAAAATCACCAGCTGCGATGTGTAGAAAAGTTGCTGAATCTAAAGACGGAGATGTAATTGAAGTTTGGGGCACAGGTCAACAGACTCGTTCATTCTTGTATGTTGATGAGTGTGTTGAAGCGGTTTTACGACTAATGAATAGTGAATTTACTGGTCCTGTTAATATTGGTTCTGAGGAAATGGTAACCATAAACCAATTGGCAGAAATGGCGATTAAAATTTCGGGTAAAAATCTAACCATTAAGAATATTGATGGTGAAGAATTTGTTGAAAAATACGGTTTTAAATGTCCGTTAGGTGTTAAAGGGAGAAATTCGGATAATAGATTATACAAAGAAAAAATTGGTTGGGAAGTTAACCAACCACTTTTAGTTGGACTAACCAAAACTTATAATTGGATTCAAACAAAAGTTGTTGAAAAAGAACAAAATACTACTTGGATTTATGAAAGTCCCGATGGTGGTAAGACCGTAAACCGTAGACCTATTAACATATGATATCAGTACCTGTAAGTGTTGGTGAATTAATAGACAAGTTATCTATTCTTCACGTTAAACAAACTAAGATTTCTAATCAAGAAAAATTATCCTACATTAATAAAGAATTTGAATTACTTTATAATATGTCATCATATCATTTAAATGATTTGGAAATTTCTAAACTATATCACGAATTAGTTGAAGTTAATTCAAAATTATGGGAAATTGAAGATGAACTAAGAATTCTTGAATCTAAAAGTATTTTTAATGAAGTGTTTGTTCAATTGGCAAGGAAAGTATATTTTACTAATGACGAAAGATTTTCATTAAAAAATAAAATAAATGATTTAACTAATTCTGAAGTCAGAGAACAGAAAGAATATGTTGAGTATAAATAAACTTTAAAAAAAACTAATGGCAAAACCAACTAAGAGAACTCCAACACCAACACCTTCTTTACATGAAGAAAGACATGCAAAAACTAAAAAAGAAATAATCTGCTCAATAATTAAAAGGAAAACTAAAGAAAAATTCTTAACTCAAACTCAAAAAAATTATTATGATGTTTTAACATCGAGTGAGGTTACAGTATGTTCAGGTCCAGCGGGTGTAGGTAAAAGTTATATCACCATGAAAGCAGCAATTGATTTATTGGCAGACCCTAACACACCATATGAAAAAATTATAATCGTAAGACCAGCAGTTGAAGCTGAAGAAAAATTAGGTAGTTTACCAGGTAACGTAGAGGAAAAACTTGACCCATATATCTTTCCATCGTATTATCTTTTAAATAAAATTATTGGTAAAGAAGCAAGAGAAAAATTAAAAGAGTTAGAAATTATTGAAGTGTTTGCATTGGCATTTATGAGAGGTATGAATATAGATAATTCAATCTTAATTTTTGAAGAAGGTCAAAATGCAACACCAAGTCAAATGAAACTTCTATTGACAAGAATTGGTTTTAATAGTAAATTTTTTATTTCGGGGGATGTTGAACAATCTGACAGATATAAAAACAAAACTCATAGTGGATTATGGGACGCAATTGAAAAATTTAGAGACTCAACTGTTATTTCAACATTTGAATTTAAAGACAAAAAAGATATTGTTAGGAATCCTTTAATTACTAAAATTTTACAAAAATACGATAACGAAACTGAATGAGAATTGCAATAGAATTGAACGGTGTGTTAAGGGACACGTTGAAAAAAATTCAACAGGAGTATGAAAAATGGTACTTAGAAAATCCCTTTAAAGAAGATGAAGAAAAATCAGAATACGAAGTTATGTCTGATTTAACAACTTTGGATATTATGTCGCACCTTAAATTCAAAGATGAAGATGAATTATACAATTTTTTATATAAAGAACATACCATGGAAATATTTGGTCACGCAGGTTCTGTAGAAAATTCAAGTATGATGGACTTCAATAATTTTTATTTGGATATGAGAGATAATAACGACATATTAATAGTGTCGGATGAAATGGGTAAATCAAAACCCGCATCACTTTTCTTCATTTCTAAATTTGGTTGTTTGGTTGAAACTGTAAAATTTTATAGTGAATCGACAATTAATTCCCTTTGGGACTCAGTAGACGTTTTACTTACGGCGAATCCTAAACTATTATTGAATTATCCAAAAGATAAAATTGTTATAAAATATGAAACCTCATATAATAAAGATATTGAAGTAGAACATTTTATTACAACATTTAAAGATTTAACAAAAAAAATAACAGAACTACATGATTAAGGTATTAGGCGAAAATTATTACATCGATTTAGATAAAGTGGAAGAATATATCGATATGTCATCTCAAGTAGATGACGAAGATGATGAAACAATGTCGGGTTCAACCGAAATGAAAATTAACATCATTAAATTTGAAATGGTTAAAATGTTAATGGACACAGTATTAACCGAACATGAAGAAGTTGATGAAAAATTAGGATTAAAATCAAGCACGAACACCAGCATACCTTTTAGACTAGCATTCAATAGCTTATTAAATAAAAAACTTATAAATCATTATTAATATGGACGCATCGTTAAACGAAAAAGTAAAAGTATCAATTCAAAACCTAAGAGATAAAAAATCAAGGATTTATTTCTTAGTACAAGACACTAAAGGAAATGCCAAAGCATCTGTAAGATTAATTTATCAGACGGCAAAATCTCTTTTAGATTCGGGGTTTAACCCAATTATCCTTCACGAAAAAAATGACTACGCAGGAGTTGTAGCATGGATGGATGAAGAATATATGTTAATTCCTCACCAATCAATCGAAGGTCAAAATTTGGAAATATCTCCTGAAGATTTTATTGTAATTCCTGAAGTGTTTGGATTTATTATGGAACAAATTAAAAATCTTCCGTGTGGTAAAATTATTTTAACTCAAAATTATTCTCATATTGTTGAAACTTTACAGCCAGGACAAAATTGGGCACAATACGGTTTCTTTAAGTGTATTACAACAACAAAGAAACAACAAGAGTATATTGAAAATGTTATGAGACAAAGTAGTTTTGATATATTAAAACCTTTAATTACTGAAACGTTTTATCCAAAAGAATTACCTCCAATGCCAATCATTGGTGTTCATACTAAAGAACAATCAGATACAATTAATATTATTAAAACTTTTTATTTGAAATTTCCACAATACAGATGGTTCACTTTTAGAGATTTAAGAGGTTTATCTGAAAAAGAATTTGCAAACTCTTTACGTGATTGTTTTGTTAGTGTTTGGATGGACGAACAAAGTGGTTTTGGTACCTTCCCATTAGAGTCTATGGCATCAGGAGTTCCTGTAATTGGTAAAGTTCCATATATGCAACCTGAATGGATGAATGAAGATAACGGGATTTGGTTGACAGACCCAAATATGATGTCGGACTTTATTGCCGATTTTATCCAAAATTGGTTAGAAGATAATATCAAACCTGAATTATATGAAAATATGAAAAAGACAGCGGAGCATTACACGAATAAACAAGAATTTGACTCAACAGTAACTTCTTTATTTGAAGGATATTTAACTACTCGAGCAAACTCATTTGAAGAACAAATTTCTAAAACCGAAGAATAATATGAATACTAATTTATCACTATCAGTTATATTACCAATTAAATCGTCCAAAGCAAGAAACTTTGACGAGTATTTTGAAAAAGCAATTACATCAATTAAAACACAAACTGTGGGTATTGAAGAACTTGTTATTGTACACAGTTCGGAAGAAACCTTGGTAGAATTTTTAAACTCGTATGATTTTGGAAACTTAAATGTTACAAAATTATTATGGGATAAAGAACCTAGTTATTGTGACCAAGTAAATCATGGTATCAGTCAATCAAAAGGTTCTTGGATTTCACTATTCGAATTTGATGATGAATACTCTTCAATTTGGTTTAAGAACGTAAAAAAATATATTGACTCATATCCAAACGTACAAGCGTTTTTACCTGTTGTGGTTGAAACCGATGAAAAAGGTATGTTCGCAGGTTTTACTAATGAGGCAACTTTTGCAGCTAACTTTACACAAGAAATGGGATTCTTAACAAATGAAACTTTACAAGACTACCAAAATTTCCAAACCGCAGGTTGTGTGATTAAAAAATCGGTTATTGAAGATTTTGGTGGATTCAAATCATCAATTAAATTAACTTTTGTTTACGAGTTCTTACTTAGATTAACTTACAACTCAGTTTCAATTATGACAATCCCAAAACTTGGATACAAACATACTAACATGAGAGAAGGTTCTATTTTTTGGAATTACAAATTTGGTGAAAATAAAATGTTAGAAGATGAAGTTAAATTTTGGGTTCAAACAGCAAAGAAAGAATATTTCTTTGTAAACGATAGAAACATAAAATACCAATCAGAAAATGTATAATGTCAGAAACTCTATCTGCACAAACAGAAGATGTTTCATCCAAAAAAAGAGGTAGGAAAACGGTAAATGTAAATTATTTTGATGTTAGAGAAGAGGACGCGGTTAGAAGTTTTTTATTAGCCGAAACTGCTGAAGAAAAGAACAAAATATATAATGAATACTTACGAGGACCTCTCGATAAGATGATTTCATCAATAATACGAAGGTATAAACTATATCGAAAAGATATGGATTTTACCGAAATACATTGTGACACCCATTCTTTTTTAATGACAAAGGTTGATAAATTCAAACCTTCTAAAGAAAAGAAAGCATACTCCTATTTTGGTACAATATGTAAAAACTATTTGATGGGTCAAATAATTAAAGACCAAAAAGAAACCAATAGAAAAGTATCTTATGAAGACATGTCTGCCAGTATCGAAGAGAGACCTGATATGATGTATCGTATTGATGAAGAAATTGTTGATACCTCTGCAATTATTGCACAATATTTAAAAGAATTAAGAGACTTCGTTGAAACTGAAAATTTAAATGAAAATGAGGTTAAATTAGGTTACGCATTAGTCGATTTATTTGAAAACTACGAATCAATATTTTCAAGTGCAGACAATAACAAATTTAATAAAAATGTTATTCTCTTGTCTCTAAGAGAAATGACTAATTTAAGTACTAAAGAAATACGTAGCTCTATTAAAAGATTCAAAAAGTTATATATTTTGATTCAATCAAAAATGAAAACAGATTAAACGCTATTTATAGATATGCCGAGACCAACTAGAAAAGAGATAAATTTTACTAAAGATTCGATATTATCTTTAATGCAAGAAATCTACAATGAACTTGTAGAACAAAGACAAACTGCAATTAGAATCCAAAACAAAATGTTATCCATGTTAAAAGACCCAGGAGACATGATGACAATTGGTCCTGTAATTGAAAAACAACAAAAGATTGTAAACGAATGTGTTGAAAAGAAAATCAGTTTATCAAAATTACAATCGAGTATTTGGGAAAAATCTAATAATAATACCGAATCATTTTCACTTGCCGATTTGGATGACGACTTAATTCAAAATCTAATTGACAAGGATGTTTCTAACGATGAGGAATCGTACAAAATGAAATAACATATGCCAGCAGATTTAAGTCAAGGATTTGGTGACGCTAAGAGTCAAATTAGTTCAATTAAAACCTATATTGAGGTTTCAAAATCTGCAAAAAAATTAAAAAGTACTGCAGGTAATTCCGAATCTAAAGGAATTCCAGATGTTGCATCACAACTAAACAAAATATCGGAGCAACAAAAAAGGTATTTAAGACAACCTCCAAACTCATTCAATCAACTATTAGACATGATTGGATTAGCAAATGGTAGTGGTTCTTCAACACTATCTTATCTTAAAAAAACCTTAATTCAAACCGCAACCAAAATTGAGCCTGATGTAAAAAAAATTATAGGTCAAGCAGCAATTAGAGCAATTGGGTGTTCACAAGAACAAACATTTGAAGGTATAACTTCAGAACAATTAGAATTTACTCCATTAGATACGTTGCCCGTAGGTCAAGGAATTTATGTTCCTGTACAATCAATAGACATTGCAAGTATTTTAAAAGTTAATACAAAGTCAAAATTAGGTAAATTAATTTATGAAAAGCCAGAACCTAATGTGGTTCAGAATGATTTTAAACCTTACGGAGGACTAAGACCTTTCCCAATGAACAAAGAGTTCAACTTAAGATTAGAAGGTCCAAGTGCTACAAATTCTTTTAAAGGTGAATTTGGTAAATTTTATCAGGGACTTTCGGGTCAAGATTTATTTGATTTTCAATATAGTCCAACAAATCAATTTGGAGTAGACCAACCTTGTTATAGGGTTGCTCTTATTTCAAAAGTTGACCCGACAGGTTTAATAACTGGTGGTACTCAAAATAAAGTTGTAGACTTTTTAGAAGACTATTACGGAACAATTAAGTTGTTTGATAGTGTTGATTTTGCTGCCAACTTAATCAACATACTTTCAGGTGCAATATCAATGAAAGCCAATTTAGGTGCGGATGAAATAACTGAACAATCTAAATTTCAATTATTTCTTCAAAGAATATTAGGATTGTGTTTTGATTCAAGAAGAGAAATTGACGTTAGTGGTGTATCTAAAATTGCGGAATTAGATGGCATTGACCAATCATTTTTTGAATTGACTGAAGTCGATTTAAGGAATATTGATTTAACCATTTCTAATATACAACTTGGGGTAACTGAATTTGAAGATTGTGAAAATGTTAAATTACCTGTAGATTTTGAAACACTCGTAGATGAGCTTATTGGGTTTAGAGAAAATGACAATTTAACTACTGAAGAGCAAGTACAAAGTATTATAAATGTAACTAATACTTTGTTTGAAAATCCTGATTGGAAGGTTTTCTTACCAACTAATTTTGATTTAGAAATTGCAGTAAATAAAGACGTAATTAAACAAATCCCACTTGCACTTGCAGGTTCAGTGTTAAGTCCAAAAGTGTTATTCCCAATATTTGTTTTATTAAGAGTTGTTCAGAATGACGCCACTGGTTTGTATAATCAGGCAGTAACTTCAGCCAACACATATATTCAAAGTGCTAGTACAGTAAATGGTCAAATTAATAACATAGTTAATAACCAAGTAGACTTTTTAAAAGTTTTTGAATCTTTTAATATTGATGTAACTTCTAAAATTGGCGCAATTTTTATTAAAGAACTTTTTGAAATACTTAAAAAAGATATAATAATTTTATTAAAGTCGGTTATAGATGATATTGCGAGAGGTAAAGTTAACAAAAAATTATTGATGATACAAAGGTTGACTGATATTGCACTTATAGTACAACAATTAATTCAAGGAGTTCAAGACTATAGAAAGTGTAAATCGTTGGTTGATGAAATATTAACAATATTAAATCTGCTTAGTGGGTTGGCAGGTCCTGGTTCAAAATTACCCGCACCATTATTATTATTAACTGAATTTTTACCAGGTACATCATCAGAAAGGTCAACAATTAACGTAATAAAAGAACTTCAAGGTTTAGGTATACCTACAGGAACCTTACCTGATGGGTCTCCTAACTTAATGGCATTATTTAATTTAGCCTCAAATAAAGGTGCTGAAAAAGAAGAGGCTCAAAATGGTACTATAGACGGGATTGCAATACCAACTCCTGATGGATTAATTAAAGTTTTTGCAAAAAGTAGATAAAATGAATAAAGAAGAATTTGAAAATATTATTGAATTACAAAAAGAACTGAAGAACCAGCCAAATTCAAAGTTAATTGAGGTTATGGAAAAATTAACGTCTGAGTTTGACTTTACAAAGGAAAACATTATTAATTCAACAATCTATTTAGATAAGGTAGAAGAACTTTATAATAATATTCTTAAAGAATACGAATCAAGGAAATAATGAACGACAACACACTATTTTTTCAAGTAACAGTAATGGATAATCAAGACCCAATGATGTTGGGTCGAATTCGTGCTAAATTGTTAATTGATAACTATAACGATATTGTAAGTTCTATTACAGACCCGCCATGGAATGAACAGAAAGACGCTTGGACAATTAGAGACCCATTTGTCTTTAGTCCTCTTATGCCATATTTTATGTATCAAGTTCCAAAGGTCAGTGAGATGGCTCAGGTACTGTATACAAATAAAGATTTTAAGTATCAAAACCAATACTACGTTCAAAATACGTTTTCAAGTCCAACAACTACAGGGTACGAATACTATCAAGGAGGTAATAAATTCACGGCGACTGGATTTCAATTAAAAAATCCAAAACCATTAAAGAACCAAGATGGTACGTATACTGACCAAGCAGTTCATAAAGGTGTTTTCCCCGAACCAGGTGACAATGCTTTATTAGGTAGAGGTAGTGCGGACGTTGTTGTAAAACAAGATGAAGTTTTAATAAGGGCGGGAAAGTTTAAAGGTAGTCAATTACAACCTAATGTAGTTCCTGTTGGTAATCAACTTAGAGGGTTTTTACAACTATCAAGATTTAATCAAACTAAGGTATCTTTACCACCTAAAATAGTCGCACGTACCAATGAGGTTGTTGTACAGGTAAAATATTTGGTAGAATGGACAATAACAAATCCTGAAAACACTCAAGATAAATTTGCTGGTTCAGTTTATCTATATCAGTTAAAACCAGATTTATCAACCAACTCTAAAAATTTGACTGTTGGTACACCCGTTAAAGAAAATCTTAAAATTTTAGTTGCGTCCGAATCTTTCACATTATTGTCGATGGTTCAAACTGTTGAGTTTATTAACGGATTTATTAAACAATGTAATACATCAACATTTACATTATCAGGAACACAATTATTTACAAGTGAGTTAAATAAATTCCCTATATTTTATAGACCCAATAATTTAACTTATTCGGTAATTGACCCATCTTCATTATCTGGTTCTACATCGGGCGCTACTTCAACGGCTTCATATGATAATGTTAGACAAATATATAATCAGATTAAACTTTTTTCCGCACTTAAACAAGGGGGATATGGATTAATATACGCAAAAAACAAAGTGGGTAAACCTGTTGAGATAAAAAGAACTTTGGTTCCTCAACAATCCTACTTTCCAAATCCAACAACCTATGGTGCATTAGCCAGTGATACTTTGTTTTTATTATCAAACACATCATCAGTACCTGGTAAAGGTAAGATTAATTTTGATAATACTTTATATGGTATTTCATTAGAACAATTTGTTGACGAATTCATACCAAAGACATCAAGTTTAGTTAGAGGTGAAGAACTTTTAGAGTTGTTAAATCTTATCGTTAGATTCCTTACCACACATACCCACGCTTATCCTGGTTTACCTCCTGTACCTGTAACTCAAGACGGTACAAGTGTTCCAAACATACTTACTGAGATGCAAAACGCATATACAAAAATTCTTAATGGAAATATTCGACTTAATTGATATTTATATTAAAAAGATTAATGTCAATTTTAAGGTCATACGTAAACAAGAACAATACTATAATTTCCGATTCATATGTAAACACGGGTAGAAACCCTGTTATTGAATTGAATTTTGGTGCATCCGATTACATAGTTCCAGACTATGGTTATAGTCGTTTATTATTTGACTTAGATTTAGAACTATTACGTGAAGGTATTGCCGACGGTACAATTTCTACAGGATGTACTACAGGTATGACCCACGTTCTTCAAATGACAAATACTTCGTCATTTGATAATGAACTATTAAATACGGTAATGTCTAACTCTAGAAGAAGAGCAACATCATTTGATTTAATATTATTTAGAATTCCAAAAACTTCAGGTAGTACAGGTGACGCACAATTTTGGGATGAGGGTGTGGGATATGACTACAATGACTTTAACCTATCTAAAAACAGTGCAAATGGTGGTTCTACACCCCTTACTTATGTAGACAGTAGAGCTTATTCAACAAGACCTTCTAACTGGTATCAAACAACCACATTAAACAGATGGTCTCAGGCTGGTGTTTATAATAACAAAAACGAAGGTTCTGTTAATTTTTCAGGTTTAACAATTGTTGCAAGACAACATTTTGAATTTGGAAATGAAGACATTCTAATGGACATGTCCAATGAAATTAATGGTATTTTAAATGGTACAATAACTGGTGTTACTGGTTGGGGCGTTGCATATTTACCACAAATTGAAAACATTACAGGTTTAACCGACAGTTATAGTGTGGCGTTTTTTTCAAGACACACTCAAACATTTTATCAACCATTCCTTCAAACAACTTATGATGATATCATTAAAGATGATAGAAACATTTTCTTAAAAAACCAAACAAATAGATTGTATCTATACATCTATCAGAATGGTGATTTTGTAAATTTAGATTCTAACCCTGTTGTTAGAATTGAAGACCGAAATGGTGATGCCGTGCCAGGTATGGCAACATTATCTACTTGTTTAAGAACAAGAGGTGTATACGAAGTAATTGTACCAAATGGATTCACAGGGGCGACCCCATGTCAATACTATGATGTTTGGTCAGGTTTAACAATAAACGGACAAGCATTACCTAATGTCACTAATCAGTTTGTATTACAACAAGTTACCGCAGGAATTCAAATTGGTTCAACATCTAAAGAACCAAGTAAATATGGATTTGAATTTTATGGTATATTACAAAACGAACAAATCCTTAATACGGATATTAGAAAGGTTGGGGTCACAATTAAAAAGGCATACACCGCTCAAGCCCCATTACAAGATGTATCAGCATTCTACAGAGTTTATGTTAAAGAAGGAACTACAGAAGTATTAGTACAAGACTGGACTCCTGTAAACAGAACTCCAAATGAATATTACTTTATGTTTGACACAAGAGACAAAATACCTAATGACTATTATGTTGACATCCAAGTGAATACTTCAGGTGAAAAAGATACTTATAAAAAAGAATTAGCATTTAGTATTGTTAATTACAAATCAAATAACACATCATTTAGACAATAATATGAAAACAGTAAAATTAACCGAATCAGATTTAAACAGAATTGTTAAAAAAGTTCTATCTGAACAAGAAGAAGCCAATTACATGTTCTTTTCTAATTTAAAACAAATGAAAAGACAACTTGAGATGATGTTGGAAATGGACCCATTAACTCTCGATAACATTATTCAAAACGGTCATGATTGGGCTGATGACCATATTTCAGAAGCAAAAACAAATATTGACCAAGTATTCGATTTTTTCAAAAATGAAATGGAAAAAGAATCCCAATACGTAGATTATGAAGAAATGAATGAGGGTAGAAAAAAAACAGGTACAAAACTTTGTGCAAGAGGTAAGGCGGCAGCTAAGGCTAAATTTGATGTTTATCCTTCAGCATATGCCAACGGATATGCGGTTCAAGTATGTAAAGGTAAGATGCCAGGAACTGACGGAAAGAAACATTGTTCAGGTGCTTATTGTTAATTTTTTTTTTAAAAATTGTTTTTATTCAAAAAATAGGTTTATCTTTGTCGTAAATATTGACATAAGATTATGAAAAACCTTTCCCACAAGTTTAGAAGAGCAATCCAAAAAGGATTTATCTCTATTAAAAGATTATCAACCCCTCCTACTGAAAAATCGGAATACGAAAAAGATTGTATTGCAATCTGTAAGAAACTAATCAATTTAGACGAGACAGTGCTTCTTCTTACACCATTATCCGACAAAAGATATATCCGTAACGAAGAACATGATATATTCGTAATTTTAGAAAATCACAATGTTAAGGTGATTAATCACGTATATTCTTATACGGTATATTTGGAAGTTGATTCTTGGCGTAAAATAATTTCATTATTTGATAACGAAGTTGAGAAAAGAAGAATTGAGTTTGAAAAAGAAATTACTTCAAATATTAAACATTCCCTTCAAAACATTTTACACAAAATATAATGAAAAATAGTCCTTTTAAACTTACCTATTATTTTGGGTTGTTAACCTTCTCAATTCCAGTTTTTTTATTTTTATTGGCAAGTATCTTTACCATTACCCATAAACGTAAAGATGAGTCATATGAAACCCCTAAAAAAATAATAGAAACTAAAATCGTAACTAAGATTGTGTACGATACAGTAAGGGTTGAAAAACCAAAACAAAAATTAAGTCCTAAGATTGTTGTTGAACCTAAGAAAGTAGATACTAATATCGTTAGGGATTCTTTATAAGATTTCTTATAATTTCAATTAGTTGACTTTCTGAAATCCTAATTTTATTATCTTTTGATTCGTTTTTTGGTTTGTACGAAACCATTGTAGGTTTATTTCCTTTACCTACTTTAGGGTCTTTTTTCTCAGCTCTTCTTTTTTGTGAACAAGCGGATTTCTTTTGAGCATCTGTCATTTTAGATGCAACACCCGCAGCCCTACATTTTGGATAACCTTTTGGGTCTGCATCAGGTCTACCACATGGAGGATGTCCACCACCTTCTTTTTTTCTACAGATATTAACCCAAGGACCTTTTGGTTGACTACTTCCTTTTGGTTTCTTCTTTGTTCCAAACCAAACTGCCAAATCTTCTTTTAATGGTCCTACGGCTTGTTGTATTATTTTTTCAGGGTTTTCAACATCACCAAGGTTACTCCCGTCTTCATCATTCTGTCCTGTATAAAAACTTTTTAGATATGCATCAACTTGAGAAATTTTATCCGTTCTGCTTTCAATTCTAGCTCTTTCTTCAGGAGTTTCTTTAAAATCTCCATCAGCTTCTTCATATGCCAACTCTGCATTATCATAACTATAAACAGAATCTGTAAATGGTGCAAGTTGGTTTTCTTTCCATGGTTGTGGAGATAAAACTATTGGTACTTTAAAATTACCAGCGTTTCCTGAACCTGTTGCTTCACTAATTCTATTTCTTTTCATATACTTATAATAAATATATCAATCACACGTTATGGAACAACAAACACAACCAATTGCATATCTTTTTGAAGAGGTCGCAATTTACAAACCCGAAGATATTGAAAATCTTATTGATGGATTAACTGAAGAACAAGCCAAGTATATGTTAGTGCAAGCAGTTCAAATGGGTTATAGGAATGGTTTGTATTCTTTAACAGAATCCGAACTAATTTCTAAATCACTCAGAATGTTAAAATAAAAAAGGGGTCTCACGGAACCCCTTTTTTTATATCTTACAATTTGTTACCACAAGACGGACAAAACTTATATTTTGATTTTGTCTTGGTACCACATTCGGTACAATAATGTTTAATATCTTCAGTAGTATTAATTTTATTACTTAATGGTAATATTTTTAAATTTATTTGATGTAAAATAGTTAAATTCTTCGTATGAATTAGTAAATTTTTGATTGGATTTTTCACCTTTTTCAACTCTACCAGTTTCAATCGATTTTTTAGATTTAACACTTCTAATGTTTGGACCTTCAAATGTATTAGTTCCACTATTTAGAGATGTGGTAGAAAGATATGTTGTTGATGAGTTATTGGTAAAAGTTATATCGCCATAATACGGAGAACCTATATTAATGTGTGACCAGCCAGTATTCCAATTACCACCTGAAAGATGAGGATAATTAACTATTTGAGATTCATCATAGAATTCAATTCTAACATCCCCATTTAGGTCAATTGCATCACGATTCTCGGACGTATCTTTAACTTCATAGGTACTGAACTCAAACTTGTTATTTGAGTCAATGAAACGTTCTAAAAAGACCCTTTGACCTGGTCGAATAACAATCCCACTTGTCGAGATGTACTTACCATTAAGTTTGATTTTACAAAGTACTGATTTTTGTGTTGGATTATGAATTTCGAATTCGAAATTATCTTTGTCGTTAAGGAATACGACATTACCATTGTAGATTTTTAAACGCGACTTTTTCTTTGTGATGTGAGCAGTCGGTTTGCTCACCTTAGTTGTTGTGTAATACATTTTTTTTAATTTTAAAATAGTTAATGACTATGTTACCAATACCTTCGTGTCCGTGAATACTCTACAGCCTTTAGGGCTGGGGACTGATAAACTAAAATCTTAAAATAAATATAGTAGATTTGAAAAAAAGTTGTATATTTGTACTGTAATTAAAGGAAACGATTTAGATACAAAGTATTTAATTACATGGATAAGTCTAAACCGACTTATTTAAACAGGGTAGGAACGATTCAGATACAACACCCTGTTTTTTATTTAATCAACCCAAATAACTATTTGATTTTCACCGACTCTAAATGGGTTGTCATAAGATTCTCTGAATACAGTTGATATTACCAATTTCCAAAAATTATCCTCAACATGTTTTGGTATTATTGCTATTGCAATTTCTTTTTCAGCCGATTTAACAACAAACGCATCATTATGAGTAATATTGTGCTGTGCGATTTTTTCGGCAATTTCTTTCAAAGATAAACTGACTATGTATTTTACTTCTGAGTTTGAAATTTCTTTTTCATTATAATTTTCAATATCGTTCCTTGTTTTTCTATCATACGCGTGAATACTTCTATCAACGTCAAAAGAATACTGAACTTCAAAAGAAGACATTAATTGAGCAATTCTTTTTTCTAATAATAGATGTTCCTTAATTAATTTTCGTAAATTACTCATATGTTATAAATACCTTAAAAACAAAAAAAGGAGACAATTTCTTGTCTCCTTTCTTATAGGGTAAGATATTGATTATCTCAATTCTCTTAAGTCGAATGTTCTAACTCCATCAACTGTGATACGTCCGTAGAAACGGTTGTTAACCATTTTCTTAGCGTAACGTGTCATAATACCTTTGATAGGTGTGAAGTTGAATGGATTGTACATTGTAGGTGTTAATTGTAGAGGTACATACGGTGCGTAGATGTAACCTGTGTCAAGTAAAGATGTACCTTTGTGACCCAACAACACTTGGTTTGGTGGGAAGTAAGGGTCTCTATACACTTGGTAACGACCTGCTAATGTACCAACTCTTTCAATACCCATGTTGTATTGGTCTTGCTCAGGAGCCGCGTTTGATACGTGGAAGTATTCCAAGTCATCAAAGATAGCACTGATTTCAGAAGATACAACAATCCAGTTAGCTCCACCTCTTAAGGTAGATTTGTGGATTTGTGCAGAAATTTGGTTGATAGCCGTAATCAATGTTTGATTCCAGTCTTTTTGAGTGTAAGGAACAGCACTTGAACCAAGACGCTTCCATCCGTTGTAATCCCAACGTAAGTTCCAAGCCGCACCTTTACGTAAATCTCTTAAGATTTCACGGTCGATTTCAGCCGCAACTTGCTCAGATAATAAAGCTGTTAATTCAGCTTCAGCATCGATGTTGTGGAACGCCGCAACGTCTTGAGCCATTTCAGGAGACCATTGTGCTCTTAATTTTCTTTCTGTTACAGAAACAGTTACTGACATAAGGTCAAAAGAAACTTCACCCATTCTGTCTTCGAATTCCAAGTTTTTGTAAATTCTGTAAGTAGCTGTAAACGCGTTGTTATAAGCTGTTGAAGATGAGAATGTTGAACCTGTGTAACCGTCCATAGAACCACCACAAGTGATACATACAGGAACCTGTAAGTCAACTTCTAAGTAGATTTTACCTTCAGCATCACACAAGTTGTCATATTGACCACCATCAGTTTTACTGTTAGGGAATACTAACGTAGCGTTGTTGTTTCCGTATTGTACGATACCTTTACCATATCTTTGAGTTACAACTCTGAATAAGTAAGGGTTAGTTGCGTTAGCCGCAGTAGTTGTGTTACCAGTAACACCGTAAACAGTCAAATCAGATAAGAAAGCTTCGTTATCCATAGGTTGACCATCAGGACCAATCAATTTACCTGCTCCGTCAGATGCGAAACCTGTCAATACGATTAATACTTTTCTGTAATCACTTAAAGCGTAAGCAGACTCTACTAATGAATCACCAGACCACGCAACAGTTTGTGCTTGTGCGGTGATTGCAGAGTATTGACCTTTAGAGTAATCGAACAATCCTGGAGGGTCCAAAGCTGGTTCGTTACCTTCGTAGAATCTATCGTAAAGGTCTTTAGTGTTGTTGTAGTCGTAACCACTGTTTGGTGTTTGAGTATCCGACGCATTTGGCGAACCATAAGGTGCGTAGTGAATACCAGTACCATTAAGTCCTCCGTTTTCGTAAGACTGAATGTTAGGTACAAAGTAGAACAATTTACCGATAGGTAAGTTCATAGCTTGTACAGAAACGATGTCGTTTGCTAATAATTTAGAGAAAACACGTCTAACGATTGGGAAAACCACTGTTTCAAATGCACCTGTGTCAGATGTAGATGATGCTTCGTTGATTAAATACGATGCTTGGTTTTCGTACAATTGTGCTACGTTTTCCTTCATGTGACCTTTAAGACCCTCTAAGAATCCTAATTTGTCCCATTTGTTGATTGTATCTTCTTTGATAACTTTAAGGTGCTTAAGACCGATGTTACCAACAAGACCTGATTCTAATAATGCTCCCATTTTAGTATTTGTTTTGTTTTTAGTTTATTTTTTATTTATTTTATTTTTAACCAATTTTACCCATTAAATCCTTCATTCTTAAGAATTGTGGATTCTCATAAGTTTTTGATTCAATCAATGTTGTTGATGAACCTGTAGTGACAGTCTTGTTTAATTTTTGACCTACTGATTCATTAATTGATTTTGTATCTACCTGAGATAATTCGTCTTTGATTGACTTATAAAGATTTTTAGATTCTTTTAAAGTTTCAACATCGTCAAATCTTCTTAGGATATTCAATTTTTCTTTTTTAGTAGTTGAGTGTTCTGTGAACAATCTTGTAGCGTATGCCAAGTTTGAATTAAAGATTGCAACTTCGTTAAGTTTTTCTCTAAATACATTCAAAGCCTTTCTGTACTCTTCATTCTTTTCTCTCAACGTTCTAACTTCTTCTTGAGTAGATTCTACTTTAAGACCATTACCACTATAGTTATAGTTTCTATTGTTTGTAATACCCTTTCTTAAACCTCTACCTTCTTTGGAACCCATTCCGTATGTTCTAGCAGCTTCTTTAGTTTCTTCTTTTTCAAAAGCTTTTCTTTTCAAAGTGTCACCTTTTTTAGTAGTGTAATCTTCTTTACCTTTCATGGTCTTAGATTTATCACCCTTGTTCATTCCGTAATCACCTTCTTTAGTTTCTGCTTTAACAACTTTGGATTTACCTTCCATATTTTCACCTTTCTTGTAATCGAATTTTGCTTTACCAGTACCTACTGATTTAGGACCTTGTTTTTTCTTTTCATTGAATCCACCTTTAGCTTTATCTTTGTAAGAAAATTTAGGACCTGAGCCAATTCCAACACCTTTAGGTTTATAAGTTTCATTTGTTAAATCGTCCTCGTATTCTTCCATCATTTCAGAATCATCTTCCATCATTTCAGAATCATCTTCCATCATTTCAAAATCGTCTTCCATCATTTCAGAATCGTCTTCCATCATTTCGTCTTCTTCGTCTAATGTAATTTCATAAACAACCTCATCTTCCATATCAATGTCAGATGAATCAACATCTTCCATATCACCTGAGAAAATTGCGTTAATTACATCATCGACAGACTCGTCTGTTTCTTCGTAACTCATTCCTTTGTCTTGCATTAATTCGTCTTCTTCAGACTCACCAAGCTTAACAAGATATTCTACGTCAGCGTCTTCATCACTTAAGTGAACATTTTCGCCATCTTTCTTTACAATGATACCGTCATCTTCACCCATAGCTTTGAACACCTTAAGAATTTCTTCGTCAGAAGCTCCAGTTAAATCTATTGGACTTTCTTCTGAATCCATGTCCATATCCATGTCCATTTCCATATCGTCATCATCTGAACCCATTTCCATATCCATGTCCATTTCCATTTCATCGTTATCAACATCCGCATCAACGTCTGTATCTAATTCAATCTCATCCTCAGCTTCTTGCTCAGATAAAGATTCCTTTACTAATTGATTGATTTCCTCCTTCATTGTAGAAGCAAGTATTCCTTTTGCATTTTCGGCTATGACATCTTCAACTTGTTTCATTTGAATAAGAGCCTCTTGAACTAAAGTTTTATTTTCTTTCATGAAAATCTATTATTTTTACAATATAAATATTACCAAAAGACAAAAAATATCGTTTTCGGTAGTTTTATTATTTTTTTATTTATAACTAATAAATATTTCAGAGCATAAAAAAAGTGGTCTTAACGGACCACTTTTATTTAATTTGTTGAATTAGGTTATTCGATTACCTCATCAATCTTACTTTCAGATACTGCTGTAATTCTCCAATCATTAGTAAAACCTTGATATTTTTCCGTAACTTTAGCTTCCACATCTGTCACTGAAAAACCTTTAACTAATTTTTCTTCTCTGATTTTCTTAATCTTACCTGTATTCTCATCTGGTAAGTCATACTGAATTTTTGCTACAAAATATTTTTCGTCCATAATTTATTATTTTCCCAAATAATCGGTTAATTTTCTCATTAAGTCAACACCTTTAGCTTGAAATTCAGAATTTTCAGGAGATTTGTATTTCTTTTCTTCCTCTAAGTTCTCCTCATACTTTTCTCTGTCATTTGGATTAGTGAACAAGTAAGCTCCTGGTGTTGATGGAGACGATACTAAGTCAAAACAGATTAATTCGAAATCATCCTGTACTTCATTTCTTTCGCCAACTTTCTTTAAGGACCCTACCCCTCTTGAAGAAACTCCCATAGTAACACCTTGTCTCATTAAGTTAGCTGCTTGGTCTCCTTTAGTAGAAACAATACCTCTTTCATGAAATCCTGGTGATGTTAACAATTTAAGTTTACCCATCAAAATATTTTTATCCCACCATATGTCTGTGATAATATGAGATACTCTATCCAAGTCAATTAAAGATGATTCAGGGTGATTGAGTTCTGAAGTAGACAAACCTTTAGCAATTGCCTTTTTATAGTTATCAGCTTCTCTCTTTAATATTCTCTCAGGATAAAATCTTCCATTTCTATTTGGTGTATCGTATTTCTGTAATACCGCATAAAATTCAAAAGGATTTCTATAATCTAATTCTTTCGCTTCTCTTAACATCTCGGCATTACGAACATCTTTTGGTGATATCCAACCTGCATCGGTTTCAACCAATATTCCATGACCTACTTCACTTGCTTCTAAAATTCTTAATTGTTTCATGAATTCTTTTTAAGATAAATATACAGTATAAGTATCTTTTTGATATTAATCGTTTTTAGATGGTGAAAATTCGAAGTATTTGTTCTGAATTACGTTTTCCTTGAATATGTTTTTAATGATTTGTTTGACTGAGTTTTTTATTTCTATGGACTTGAAATCCATCTCTTGATTTGTGTATAAGTTAACCTCTAAATTTAAGAATGACTTTTTTCCGTGTGAGATACCACTTGTCCTGAGGTCCAAATCAACTATACTTTGTTCTTTGAATAATTCTGTGTTTATGGAGTTGTATACCGAATGTTTGATATCTCTACTTAAATTACAAACAACTCTATTCCAATTATCGTGTTCAAATTTTGGTGTTACCCATGATTGTATGTTTATGTATAGTGATTTCAAATTTTTTGAATCTACGGTTCCGTATACAGATTTAATTGGATTGTATAGATTTAACTTTACACTTTTTCCCTTTTTCATTAAGTTTCATATTGTCAATGTTTATTTGTTTGTTAAAAAATAACAAATTTTATGGGAATTGTCAAAAACTTTCAGAAATATTAAGATATTTGTATTATATGTTAAAAGTAGATGTAAAAAAAGAAGGAATTGAAAAAGCGTTGAAAACGTTAAAGTCAAAAGTGATTAAAACTAAGCAAAATCAAATGTTGTTTGGTAAAAAAGAATTTGTAAAACCGTCGGTGGTTAAGAGACAACAGAAGTTAAAAGCTTCTTATGTTCAGAAAATGAAATCTAAATTAGATTGATTCTTCTAAATTCTTTAACTTAAGGAAATTTAACTGGTCAAACTTCTCAACCTTTAAACGGTCGATTGTTTCGGACAATTTTGTTTTAACCTCAAATTCTTGCTCACTTTCTAAAAGTGTTGAAAGTTTTTCGATTGCACTTGAACGCAAATCTTCAAACTTAGTTTTAAGTGAAGATGTGTCTTCAGACATTAACTGAATAAATTCTTTTTTAGCCCCTTCATCAAGATTGTCAAGATAACTATTCAAAGTTTGGTTTGCAATTGAAACCATAGATTTTAAAGGAATATTAATTGTTTCTTTAACTGTTTCTTTTTTACTTGAGGTTAGAACTTGAATCAAATTTTTTCTTGATTTTAATCTTTCCATTAAATCCAATTTATTACTATAAACAAGTGAATCAACATCAGAGTAGTTGTTCTCCACATTCTCACTCATAGTTTTTGGAGTTTTAATAGTTGGTAATAATTTTTGAATTAAATTAATACCTTCATCAAGAAAGTCCTTGGCGTCGTTTTCTGTTAGTCCTTGCGGAGAACTTAGTTGGTCGTATAAAGAATAAAGTTTTGACATATTTTTATTACTCAAAACATTATGTTTGAATTCTTTTAACGATTTTTTAAACTCCTGTTCATTTCTGTAGGACTCTAATAAATTATTTTCAATTATGGATTTGATTTGTCCGAAAGTCATTTTGTTTGTTTTCAATATAAATATTACGAATTTAACAACTTATCTAATTCTTTTGAAATTTCTCCTAAAGAATCTTGACCTTGGTCTAAATTAAAAAATCTACTTTGTTCTGCAAAACCACTTTCTAATAAGATATTCATTTTCTCTTTTTTAGATTCAGGAGTTACTTCAGCCTCACCCCCTGCTGGTGGAGCTTCTGCTGGTGGTGCTTCTACCCCTGCAGGTTCTGCAGTTTCAAAACCTCCACCTCCAAATGATGGTGTTGCTCCCGCATCTTCACCTCCAGTTGTTGCTGCGGCAGTCGCAGTACCTCCTGTAGCACTACCGTATAACTTGTCAATATTATCAAACAAACCTGTCTTGGTAATAACTGTAGGTGTTGCTTTAAGTTCTTCACCGACAGCTCTTTCAATTCTTTGTTGTTGTAAATCCAATCTGATTTCTTCATCAGACCAACCAAAGATATGTTTCTTAGCCCATGTAGATGATGTAGGTTGAATACCGTTTCCTGGGTCCGCCACTAAATCTTTATACAATAATACCTTTTCTTTCCATACGTCGATTTTTAATAAATCTGCTTGTGTGGAAGGGTTAGTAAGACCTAATGTAAAGTTTTGTAATTCGTCTTCAAATCCTAATAGGAATAAGTGAACGATTGCTATTTTGTTTAACTCAGCAATCATACTTTTTTGAATTCTGTTGATTGTACGAGCAAAACGGATATCTTGTAATGATAAGTTTTTACCATCACCAACAACTTCTTCAAATCCTAAGAATGCTTTAGGAACACGAAGTGCTGTTAATAATTTCTTTTGGATATATTCAATATCAGCAATCTCTGATAAGTTTGTTGCTCCAGGTAATGTTGTAATTGGGTCTGGAGCTGCAGGGTCACGAACAGGGATAAAGTAATCTTGGTCAACCGCCATTTGGTTGAATCTCATATCCACGTTTCCTGTTTTTGAATCCACAACTTGTTCTCGTTTGAACTTGTTGGCAACACGGTTTACGTACGCTTCAACGTCATCATCATTCATGTTACCCACGAATACTTTAAACATTCTTCTTTCAGGCGCTCTTGATGTACGATAAATTAACATCGCATCTTCTGATAACAATAACTGTTTCCAAATACGTCTTGCTTTTTCCAACATAGATGTACCATAAGGAAGTTTTCTGTCATCACCTAATAATCTAAAGTGAGCAATTTCCCATGATTGGAATTCCATGTTTCTGTTCTTCCAAGTAAAGTGAAGGGCTTTTTTGTTCTCGTCTTTTTCCTGTGTAATATCAACAGTAATTTTTGCGGTTACACCAACCTCATGACGTTCAATTTCAATTGTAGGTAATTGTTGGCAACCAATAATCCCTTTTTCAGGGTCCAATTTTAAGTAGACAAAGTTATCACCATACTTACAAGTGTTTCTTGTCCACATAGGTAAGTTGGTGTTAATGTCTAAGTTATTGTTAAATAAATCGGCTAATACAGATTTAATTCTTTTTGATTCAGAATAGATTTGTAAGATAAAACCATCTTCATTTGTTGTTGTAGATTCTTCAGAATAGATATCCAGCGCGGCTGAAATCTCAGGTGTATACTCCATTGACTCGTAGTCATATTGTGCAGACAATCTTGATGGTTCATAATAAATTGCTTGGGAGTATAAGTTGTTTTCAACTTTAGCCCATTGATTCGTTAAATAATAAGTTTGTTGAGCTTGAAGTTTTTCCCTTTCATAATCATCACGATTTGGGGTACGTAGAAGTTCTTTTTTATCAAACTTAAAAGTCGGATAATCCTGCTTCAATAATGAATTTGGCCCGAATGTTTGGGATAACCTCTGCCATACCGTTAGATTTTGTTCGCTCATATTACAATCTTACTAATTACTTTGATAATATAAATACTTATCTGGCACCAAATAACCACCCATATTTTTGATAATCAGCTTTAGTTGCCTCACCATGATTACCCAAACCATTACCTCTACCCATCTGTGGAACCATAGGGTTAAAGAATTCAGATGCGTTTTTATTTTCATTAACGGTTGTGGCCCATGAATTAATCATTGCCTTGGTATGATTGGTGACTTTTTCTAAAGATTGAAATGATTTTTCCGCAACATATAGTGCCATGGAAACTCCCATAATACAGTCATCGTGATGACCTTTTTGGTGGTCAGGTCTTCCATTAATATAAATGAAAGTATTCATTTCATTATATAATCTACTCGAATATACTTTAAATCCATGTCTAACATTTTCTTCAAACGCAGCAATAATCTGAACTCTTTTTGAGTTAAAGTTAATACCTGGTATCTTATCGTTAATTTTTGGGTCCCATTTCCACTTATTACTTGTATCGACATTATCAACATATAACCCACCTTGATAACTCAACTCTTGTAATTTTCTTGCAGTAGAAATACCCATACCTCCCGTGATATCAATTACACAGTAAGCGTTATACATAGTTCCCCATTTATATGCGATTTCCGCCAATACATCAGGTGGAACTTTGGCAACATATTCCAATACTTGCTCTCTTGTATCAAAATCAATGATTTGGATACTTGAGAAGTCTTCAGAGTCTCCTCTTGATACATCGACACCCATTACGTACTTATGTCCGTTTACAGGTTCTTTAAATATCCATAGTGAACCTCCCATCAACTTAGCTTGGGGCTCACGTAACATATTTTTGGATATTTCTTGCATCAATTCAGATTCGAATACGTTATCACCCGAACCTAAAAAGTCACATTCTAACTCCTGAGCCACCTTACGTCTATCAAACTTCAACTTCTTAACCATACTCTCAAACCAAGCAGAACATGGTTTGTATCCTTGTTCGATATAGTCAGTTACTATTGAATGGTCTCTTTCGTATGGATTTTCCATCGATAAGTCGATAACGTCTTTGTCCGAATATTCTTCTCGGTTTAATAAGAAATGAACCAAGTCAGGAGTTTTAACCATATACAAATCTTTTGTATATCTTGGGTCACGATACCAAAACATCTCAGATATTTTGAAATCGTTCATGTTTCTTAATGACTGGTCGTAGATTTCATAATAGATGGGGTCATATCCGTTTGGCGTGGATACAACGATTACCTTACCACCCGTAGATAGTGATGCCATACAGGCTGACCAGAAGTCTGAGTCTGCCTCGATAAACGCCGCCTCGTCAAATACAAGGATGGTAGGTGTATAACCTCTCAAGGCATCTCGTGATGTCGCAACGGCTTTAACTTCACAGTTATTGGTTAATTTGAAATGTCGTTGTGAATTTTTTTCTTTCGAGAATCCAACACCAATCCATTCAGGCCATTGTTCTGTGAACCCCCTAACCTTATTGGCCATCTCCATAGATGTATCCAATTTGTTGGCGATAATAAGAATTTTTTCTGGTTTGTTTTTCTTGGCAAAAACCAATCTTTTTGATATCCAAGCGGCAGTTACTGTAGATACACCCGCCTGACGATACTTTAACGCAATGTTTTCGTTGTATGTGTCATAGTCTTCTATCAGACTAACTTGGTCGGGGAATAAATCTAATGGGACGTATTTTGATACGGTATTATCGTATGTCTGTAAATAAGTACGAAGTGCATAAGGTGTGTTCCTCATACACTTCGTTACCTCTATAATCAGTTGTTCTTTATTCACACATGTTAGTTAGGTCTTGTTATGCCTAAACCACTTAAGAAATCATCTAATCCATCATCATCATCAGGGTCGATATCCTCTTCCTCTTTGTAATCGTCATACTCATCTTTCATTTGCTTAGCTTCTCTAACAATTTCTTCAAATCGTTTTTTTGCTCTTGCCAATTTAGTTGAGTCTTCTGATATAGCGTTTCCGATAATTTCCAAGAATTCTTTGGCCTCAATTTGATATAATAAGATATGGAACCAATTAATCAATCCTTTGTATTCAGGGTCAAAAATATCATCAGGTAATGCAAAACGTATTTTCTCTACGATTTCAGGACCAATACGTAATTGCATTGGTTCATTTGCCAATGTGTCAACTTGACCCATAACTTTTTCTCTCATACCAGGGTCAGATGGTAATCCATGTCTACCTTTGGCTTCTTCTAAACCTTTAATAATTTCATGACAAAGGATTGGGAAAATTAAACCTGTTGCAACAATTCTAGTATCAGGTCTTTCTTCACCTTCTTCTCCTTCACCACCACCATCTTCATCGTCAGTATCTTCTAATTCAACTTTACCCGCAACTCCTTGACCTGTTTGACTCATTTGTTCAATCATCTGTTCCATACTAAAGTATAAGAAATCGTTGATTGCCATAATACCTAAATAGTCACGATATAATGACGGGTCAATTGCATCTAATCTTGATTTAACATCAGGTTTTTGGAAAAGGTAATGACCTTTTTTTGCCGCCCCTTGAATAAGAGCGTTAATAATATTTCTTTTGTGTTTTTCTAACTCTAATATCTCTTCGTCAGTCAAATCTTCAATATCAAAAGAAGGGAATTGTAATTTTTCTTTTTTCTCTTCATCTTCTTCGTCATCATCTTCAGGTTCAGGTTGCATTCTGAAATTGTCTGTAGATGGCATCCCTAAAGACGCTTCAATTTCATACCAATCTGCAGGAACCTCAGCATCTTCCAATGACGCTTCTTTTGCCAACTCAATTAATTCATCTCTGTGGGCCGCTTCGATTCTCATAATGTTAGGTAGTTTTCTCATCATCTCTTGATAAATCATACCTTGTACTTGTTGAGAACTTAAGTCTTCAATACCTGTAACTTGACTTAACTTATCCGCAACTTTTTGGAATCGTTTACTAACCAATCTTTGTACGTCTTCAGCACCTTTTTTCATTGCAGGATTCGTAGCATATAATCCTTCAGGACTAGCCAACTTCCTTTCAAGGTTGGGGTCCATTCTTTCGGGTCTGTTCCCGTAATCGATTTGTTCTTTAATTTTTCTTGCCATGATTATTTTTGTAGTATTTGCATTATAACGTCAATCACTTTTTCTTTTGCATCTTCAGGTGAAACTTTTTTTGCCTTTGGAGCAGGGTTCTCACCAGGGTTTGGATTCTTACCTGGGTGTGCAGGTCTTGGTCTTTTACCAGGAGATACACCAGGTTTTGTTGGTGCTGGTTTTGTTGTTGGTGATGGTGCAGTACCTTGTTCTGAAATGTACTTTACTAAGTCACCTTTTGTAATTTTTGGAGGCATGTGTTTTTCCACGATTTTTTGTATTTGAGATTCTAAAAACAAAGATACGGGATTTTTTCCTTCTCCCAACTGTTTTTTTACTTCTTTAACACATCTTTCCCATTTTCTTGATTTTTTAGGTCCAACTTGTGTATGACAAATAGCCCAAGCGTTTGGTCTATCTTTATCTTCAGACATACCAATCATTTTACTATCGTGATTTTCTGGTGATGTATCATCATCCATACCATCATCGGCCGCTTGATATTCATCATGAGAACCTTGTTGTCCTGTATAGGCTTGGTCGGCATCCAAATCAAAATCATCATCTTCTTCCAAACCAAGTTTTTTCATTTTGGATTCAACGTCGGTTAACTTTTGATTTAAAATGTCAATATTTTTTACTTTTTCAGCTACTTTTGGATTTGTTGCTTGTTCAGTAAACATTTTTTTGTGTAATACATTAATTTGAGATTCAGTTAATTTACTAACAGTGTTAGATGATAAACCTTTTTCAATTAGTTGAAGTGCTTTTATATTAGTTTTCATAGACTACTTTTTGTTCAAATTCTAAAACCAAATCTCTTTCATAGAGTTTGTCTTTTATTTCTTTTTCAGGAGTTCCAAATCTAAAGACCAATCTTTTTTGTCCTTCAGATTCTTCATCTTCCCAGGCTAATGCAACAACATCATCCATTGCATCTATCATACAAAAAAAATCGGAGTTCTGAATCAATTCCAATTTTAAATCAGTATTTCTCAGAACTCCTACTTTCTTAATATATTTTAATTCAGGTGGTGATGGGTATCCGTTAGAAGGTTTACTTTCCCAAGATTCTCCCCATACATCCAAACTATCTGAAAAAATGAACTCATATAAATTATCTCCCTTATAGTTAGGACCAAGTCCGTTAATATAAGTTAAATAACTCATAGTATTTCTCCGTTTGGTGTAATTTTAACTTGACCTGATTTAGTTTCAAAAACCAAATTCTTTTTATTAGTAACACCAATAAATTTAGAATTTATGTTCTCTTTTACAAATTTTTCTGCTGCTAATTCTTGTTCGATAGTTTCAGTCATTTTTGTAACTGACTCCATAATATTCTTAACAACTGATTTCTTTTGTAATTGTAATTTAACTTGTTTTTCTTTTTGTTCTCTAATTTCTTTTTTAGACATTTCAAAATATTTTGAAATTACTTTGTCAACTTTTGATTCACCAAAGATACTGTCAAAGATTGCTCCGTTACCGTGACTTTCATCTTCATATTCACCTTTATAATTAGGGTCGTAATCCTCATCATAATCTTCAGAATAACGACTATCCTCATAATCTTCACCTAATTCAACACCTTCAATTGCAACGTCCATATCTGCTTGAATATCCTCAACTTCACTATCGTCAGTCATATCTTCACCATCCATATCGTCTTCTTGACCAAATTCTTCAGTTTCATCTTCTTCAAATTTTGTCATGATATCTTCTTTATCTTCTTCACTTAACGAAGTTAAATCAAGTGATGATAATACCATATTGATAACGTATTTAACATCTTCAGATGTCATACCATCCTCATTATCAAGAGTTCTGATTTTTTGAGTTAATTTACCTGTTAACTTTTGAATTGTTTTGAAAGTTATTTTTTCTTCCATACCTTCTCCGCCTTCTTCAGCGTCAACATCTACATCAACATCAAGTTCTTCACCACCCATGTCATCCATTGGCATAGCCTCACCACCCATGTCATCCATTGGCATTCCTTCACCACCCATATCTGTCGGTGATGGTGGTAATTCAGGTGATGGTACCGCAGGTGGTTCAGCAGGTGCTGCAGGAGCCATGTCCATTGGAGCTGGTGCTGGTTTAGGAGTTTTTAAAGTGAATTTTTTTTGTTCACCGTATAACGATACACCTTCTTCATTTTCGTTAAGTCTGTTTAACTCACCAGCAACAAGGTTTAACCTTTTTAATGCCTGAGAATAAGATGAATAATATTTTCTATTTTTCATCGGTTCGATGTAGTCAGTTTCTGACTCAGAAATAGTTTTCTTAATGATATAACCTTGTCTTTCTCTAACAATTTGGTAATTGTTTCCATCTGCAAGAGAAATTGAATACTCCGAAGTAGCGTTTTCATTTATAGTTTTAGTGGTTGCCTCTTTAAATCTGGCAATCTCCATAATTCTATTTAATTTGTCTTGGCCTGTAAGTTTTTCACTTCCAATTGGTTTTAAGTCTGCCATATTTGTTGTTCTTTAGTTTTTAGTTATTTAGTCCGTCAAATCCACCTAAGGTGATTCCGTTTAATTGTGATATAGGTGCGCCGTACTCATCAGTAAACACTGGGTGAGGTGCGATTGCTCCCGCAGGTGCCGTACCACCACTAAATCCACCTAAGATATCAATAGTGTATGCGTATTGTTCATCAGCTGAGAACCCTGTCCAATTCGGTGTGAATGAAGGTGTCGGAGTGATGTTTGGTGTACCTGTTTGAGTTTGTGTTGGAGTTTGTGTTGTTGTTTTTGTAGGTGTTACCGCTGGTGTACCTGTTTGAGTTTGTGTTGGAGTATTTGATGCGGTTATACTTGGAGTTACTGTATTAGTTGGAGTAACTGTTGGTGTTTTAGTTGTTGTTGCCGAAGGTGTAACTGCCGCAGTACCTGTTTGAGTAGGTGTTGACGTTTGAGTTGTTGTTGGTGTTACAGTTGGAGTTTTAGTTAAAGTTGGTGTATTTGTTGCAGTAACACTTGGTGTAACGCTTGGTGTTGCAGTATTTGAAGGTGTGATTGTTGCGGTCACGCTTGGTGTTGGAGTTGGTAATGGACAAGTACCAATTGCGGTAAATGTACCATTCCCTGAAACAACCACGATTCTTTTTGCACAAGTCCTTAAAATATTAAAGGCCTGAACTTGAACCGTATTAGTAAATCCATTACAATCTATAATAAAGAAAGTAGTATCTGTCGTTCCACCATTTAAATCATAAGTCTTACATACATTTGGTGTTTCACTTGGTGTTGGTGTAACGGATGCAGTATTAGTAGGTGTTGCAGTATTTGTTGCGGTCACAGTAGGAGTAGGTGTTGTGGTTGGAGTAGGTGTTGGAGTATCCGTAACATTATCCGTTGGTGTTTGAGTTACAGTTGGTGTCGGACTTATTGATACAGTACCTGTTGGAGTTTGAGTTAACGTTGCGGTCTGAGTTGTTGTTGGAGACGCAGTCAACGTAGTCGTAGTAGTTGGTGTTTGAGTATTTGTCGCAGTTGTTGTTGGTGTTTGAGTATTTGTTGCCGTTGTTGTTGGTGTTTGAGTATTTGTTGCCGTTGTTGTTGGTGTTTGAGTATTTGTCGCAGTTGTTGTTGGTGTTGTTGTTGGTGTTGTTGTTGGTGTTGCGGTTGGGGTTGGAGTTGGTAATGGTCCAATTTGAAGTACTATTGACCCTGCAGTAGAACCTGAACCATAAGTCCAAGTATATGTTCCAGGTGTAACCCCTAAAGTTGAAAAACTTTTATTTGTAAATGTTGCGTTTGAATTAATTTGTGTTTCCGATACGTATGGGTCGGGTAAAATAATATTATTACTATACCCTCCTACACCTACCGTATCACCTCCTTGACTATTTGGTGTTGAGCTTACGGAACTACCAAAATTAACAGGACCTGAAAGATATCCATTGTATCTAAGACCGTTACTTGGAGCACTAATTAATTCTGCTAAATCACCATTTAATGATGAACCTAACGAATATGATGTTGGAGAACTAAAAGATGTTGTATTAACTGTTCCTGTTCCCGAAAAAACAACATCAGAACCAACTTCATCCAAGTATAAATTCAATACTGCTGGTGGAGGACCAACTTGCATTACTATTGAATCGGCATTCGCACCTGAACCCCAACTCCAAGTATAGATTCCTCGCGTAAGTCCCATACCCGACAATGTTTTTGAATTAAATGTTGTTGTTGTTAAAATTGGGTCACCTGATACGTAATTTTGTGGGACATATAAATATGCAGTAAATAATCCCCCATTAATAACACCAAAAATACTCCCAGAACCTGAATTACCAAATGAAAATCCTCCAGAACCAAGTGATGTTGGTCCTGTAACACCTATTGAATATTCCCAAGTAGGTGTACCAACTGTGGGCCCAACTTGCCAAAAAGGACCTGATGGATTTATTCTACCGTTAGCAGTGGTATTAGCAGGTGACCCCAATGATGAAGTATTTACAGAGCCACTACCCGACATTACTACGTTAGACCCAACTTCAAGTATAGTGATTAATATTGACATTTAATTTTTCTTAATAAATATACGATTAATGTGAATTATTTGAATATTCTTGAATTGTTCTTTCAACAGACAATTCTTTATCAGTTTCCTTGTTTGCGGTATCAAATAACTTTTCAATATGACCCGACCTTCTTAAGAATTTAAAAACCAAATTTTCGTAAGATAATTCACCATCTTTTTCAAGTCCTGACTTTCTATATTCTTTTAATTTTTCTTTGATTTTTTCTAAGTCTTTACCCTCATCAATTGCAGTGTCAATCTTTTCAACCCAACATTTAATCTTATTTGTTAAGACCTCTTTATCAACGCTATTTTTAAACTCTTTAGGTTCTGTAACCCATTCATTATTCATGATAGAATATACACCCGAGCTTGTGTGTATTTCTTCAACATCTTGAGCATATAACTCAACATCATATCCAAAAATTTTGATATTGTGTTTGTCATTGAAAACTTGTTTTTTCAAGTTAAACAATTCTTTATATAATTCGGATTGGTTTTCATATTGTTGTAAATCAACAATGATGTGTAAGTCAAAGTCTGAAAACTCCGACCAATTGTAATTTGCTAATGAACCTGTAAGATGAATATCATCAACAAAAATCTCATCGCCCAAATAATCAATAAACTTTTCAGCGATAAGCATAAGAGCTTTTCTGACCTTTGGTTTCATAACCGACTTGTCAGGATTGTTTGGGTTATCCCAAATTTTCGGATTCAAACTATCTTTGACCGAAAAACTATTAAGGATTTTTTGGAAATTACTCATCCTTAATAAATAGTGTGATAATTAAACTTTTTTATATGAATATTGTTTAGCAATGTCAGTTGTAAAAAATTTACCCTGAGATTCTGCTAATCGGAACTTCGTATATACTTGGTGAGGTACGTTATCGTACTTGTATTTTGCTCCGTTATTGAATTCTACGACCAACTCTTTTGTTTCGGTGTCGTATTCTGATGCTTTAATGTTTGAAGATTTAATTACGTTTTTAATCTTCGTCCCATCGATTTCTTCTTTGATTATGGCCATTTTCACTTAGTGGTGTTAGTTCGTTTATTTTTGACATTAATGGTTGGATGTAATTTGACAACTCATTAAATGACATATCTAAACCATAAGAATTAACATCTTTAAGTAAAGTGTCTCTTAAATCACCAAATTTGTGAAATAAGTTCATCATTTTTGTTGTGTATGACGGAGGGCTTTCCAAATCATTTTCACTAAACCCCAACTCTTGGAAATGTTGTCGCAATTCAAGATACGTGTCAAGTAATTCTCTCAACGTAAGTGACTCTTCCAAAAATCTTTCATATGGTCTCATGGTTATAAATATAAAACCCCCACCGTTTTGGTGAGGGTTTCTTTTAAGACTTTAAATTTTTAAGTTTGTCTCTGAGTTCAATTGATAGTTCAAAGTTTTGGTCTTCGATAGATTTCTTTAGTTCTGTTTCGAGTTTTTCAATTTTCTCTTTATTAGTCCCCAAATTTTTGATTTGGTCTCTCAACCTGACCGCAGATTCAAAATCTTCATTCTCAATTGCACGTTCAAGTTTAATTTTAAGGTATTCTTCCTTACTCATTTCTTTTGAGTTGGGAGCGTCAAAGTCAGACAAGTCAAATACCTTAACATAACTAGTGTAACGATAATTTCCATCAGGAGATTCATAAGATTCTTTTTTCCAATCGTCTTTATTAAAAGAACTCGTGTTTTTATCAAAGTCCTCCATCATTTTGTTGTAACGAGCCATAATCTCGTCAATGTTCAAATTAAATCTTCTACCAAACATATTTTTTCTTTGTTTTATTTAAATTTATTAATTACTTTTGTACTTGTCAAGTTTCATACCATCATAAATATATAAGACAAAAATTAATAGTATATGACAAAATGTCAGTATATAAAAAATTTTACTGACAATTTGACAAACTACTTGGATATGTACGAAATTTGACTGACCTTTGTAAAACAAATTTAAACTATGAACGATTTAATGGACGACGACGACAAAACAATGAACAAAAAATCTAAATCATCTGAAAACTCTAACACACCTGTATTGGATAACTTCAGTAGAGATTTGATTAAACTGGCCGAAGCTGGTAAACTTGACCCTGTAATTGGTCGTGACCGAGAAATCTTAAGGATTGCTCAGATTCTTTCTCGTAGAAAGAAAAACAACCCAATCATTCTTGGAGAACCTGGATGTGGTAAAACTGCACTTGTTGAAGGTTTGGCAATTAAGATTGTAAATGGAGATTGTCCTCGTAATTTGGTGGACAAACGTATTGTCAATCTTGACCTAACTTCAGTTGTTGCTGGTACAAAATACCGTGGTCAGTTCGAAGAACGTATGAAGGTGATTATCGAAGAACTTCAAGCAAACCCGAACATCATTGTATTCATCGATGAGATTCACACTTTGGTTGGTTCAGGTAACTCTTCAGGTTCTATGGACGGTTCAAACATCTTTAAACCCGCATTGGCACGTGGGGAAGTTCAATGTATCGGAGCAACCACTTTGGATGAGTTCCGTAAAAACATTGAAAAAGATGGAGCGTTGGAACGTCGTTTTCAAAAGGTAGTTGTTGAACCTTCATCAATTGAAGAAACAATCCAAATCCTTAAGAACGTACGTGACAAGTATGAATCATTCCACAAGGTGAACTACAGTGATGAGGTTATTGAGACCTGTGTGAAATTGGCAGACCGTTACATCACAGACCGTGAGTTTCCTGACAAAGCGTTTGATATCTTGGATGAGGTTGGTGCAAGAATGCAAACTGACCTAAAGGTTCCTGAAGCAATTGAGGAATTGAAGAAAAAGGCGGCAGACATCAAGAAAGAAAAGATGGAGGTAGTTAAAAAACAAAACTACGAACAAGCTGCAGAACTCCGAGACAAAGAACGTAAGTTGTTGTCAAAACTCGAACAAGAAAAAATCAAGTTTGAGGAGCAATTGGAAAAAGAAAAACAAATCATTTTGTTGGAACATGTTTATGATGTTGTGTCAAACATGACTAAAATCCCTGTAAGTAAAATGAGTGTTGACGATACCAAAGCTCTAATTGATTTGGACAAGAGTTTAATTGACAAGGTTATCGGTCAGAATGATGCGGTTGTCAAGATTGCAAAATCAATCAAACGTAATCGTTTGGGTATTAAAGACCCTAATCGCCCAATCGGTTCATTCGTCTTTTTGGGTTCAACTGGTGTTGGTAAGACGTATTTGGCAAAACAACTTGCAAAAGAAATGTTTGGTTCCGAAGATGCTCTCATTCGTGTCGATATGTCTGAGTACCAAGAAAAACACACAGTATCCAAATTGGTCGGAGCCCCTCCAGGATACGTAGGTTATGAAGAAGGTGGATTGTTGACTGAGAAAGTCAAAAACAAACCATACTCGGTAATCCTATTTGACGAGGTAGAAAAGGCACACAGAGATGTGTTCACTATTCTACTTCAAATCTTGGACGATGGTCACGTAACCGACAGTCTTGGTCGTAAGATTAACTTCAAGAACACCTTGATTATCTTGACCTCAAACTTGGGGGTTAAGAAACTTCAAGACTTTGGAACAGGGATTGGTTTCTCAAGTAATTCATATGGTAATGAAGAAGCTAAGAAACAAATGTTGATGAAGGAAATGAAAAACTTCTTCTCACCTGAGTTCATCAACCGTATCGATGATACAATTGTATTCAACTCTTTGGGTCAAGAAGACATAAAGAAGATTACAGACATCGAATTGAAGAAATTGATGTCTCGTCTTGTAGACTTGAACTACAAAATCACATACGACGAATCTTTGGTTGATTATATATCAAAGATTGGATATGATGAATTGTACGGAGCTCGTCCTATGAAACGAGCAATTCAGGACAAGGTGGAAGATTTAATCTCCGAAGAAGTTCTGACGGGAAAAATGGTTGAAGGTAAATCATATCTCATCAAAGTTGTCGATGAGAATGTGGTTATCCAAAAGAAAGGTCGTTAATAAAGAAAGGGAGATTTATTCTCCCTTTTTTTATATTTATAAATGATGAAAGATTTAATCAGAAAAGTCCTGAGGGAAATGGTCACCAAAACAGAAGTCATTTGCGACAAATGTGGATGGTCTTGGGATATCGCCGATGGTGGTGATGACTTATATATCTGTCATGAATGTGGTCATGACAATGAACCTGTAGAAAAGGGTGAACACAAAGAAAGTGAACTTACTGAAAGATGTTGGAAGGGTTATACCCAAAAAGGTATGAAGACCATGTTTGGTAAAAGATACCCTAACTGTGTCAAAATAAAGAAATAAAAAAAATCGGATGATTTCTCACCCGATTTAAATTAGAAAACCGATTGTCTTCTCCAACCATGTTCAACCAACTGTTTGTAATGCAATTTGTGACCAAGTTTTTCAATCATCTTTCTTCCCATTTCAATACCGTTAATTACATCCTCAACAACGACGTATTCGTGTTTGGTGTGATACTGGTAATATCCAATTGAGAAGTTAATACAAGAGAAATCAAACTTACCTCGTAGAGCATATACGTCAGTGTAAGGGTGAACCATGTATCTCATTCTGTCTCCCATACCTTCAGTCAATACCTCATCACAAGCGTCAAAGAATTCTGTTTTACGGTCAAACAAGACCTGACCAAAACATTTTTCTGTAATCATCCAGTTCTCAGGCGCATCAAACTGAATACCATATCCCACATTTGTAAAAAATGATGGGTCGGCTTTCATGGAACCATGACATCCTGTTTCTTCAGACACAAAGAATGCTGCCTTAACGTAAGGTAATTCTTTTAACAATGTCAGACATGCAAAAACACCACATTTGTCATCACCACCAATACCTGTAGGTAAACCTTCATTATCATAAGCCTTGTAAGATAATTTGATTTCCTCCTGAGCATTTGGTAACATTTCTTCACGAACATTAATATCATTAAGTCCGTGTACGGTATCCGTATGTGAAATCACACATGGGAAATAAAAATCTTCAGGAAGGTCTTTGGATTCTTGTTTTGTTGCGTAGACGTTATTATATTGGTCTACATAGTGTTCAATATTATTTTCAGTTAACCAATTAACCAAAAATGCAACCATTTTGTCTTCGTGATACGTTGCGGTAGGCACACTCAAAACGGCTTTAAGTAATTCTAAATTTTGTTCCATAGTGCAAATATAGAACTTTAATTAGAACTAACCAAATTAAAATAACTCTGGTTGGTGTAATAAATTATAAAAATTTTCTTCGGGATATTTTTTAGTTTCAAATCTTCCTTCAGGTGTTCTCATTTCAACTGATACTGTCATATCATCTCTATCAAACCCTTTTATTTTAAAACTCTTTTTAATGTCTTTTGGTAATTCATACCATACATCTATTTTATATTTAGATAATATTTTTTTTCTAAATTCCAAAAACTCCGTAACATTTACATCCTCCTCCAATTTTTCAATTATTGAGTCTAATTGTCTTTCAACATAGTTATTGAATGATGTATCATCAAAATTATCATAATCTTGATATTCATATTGGTCTTCAGCCCAATTACCTATATTTACTCCGTGGTCTTCAAGAAGTTTTTGAATTAATGACATGGCATCAATCTTAGTTATTCCATATCTTGCGGTCCACATTAATAAGTTTGCTGCGGTTGTATAAATCTCATCATGTTTTCTTTTAAATGCAAACCCAATAGATTCTAATGCATTGTCAAGTTCTTTATTCATACTCTCCCTTGCAGTGATTGTCATTTCCCTATTTTTTTCCGCAAAATAGTCGCTAAGGATATTATCGGTTTCTCTCTCAAATAAATCGGATAATACTGAAGATAACTCTTGCCTATATTCGTCACTATTTAAATTAAATTCTTTTGATGGTAATATAACTTCCGAAATTTCTTTTAATTTTTCTTTATTTTCATCATTTAAGTCACCATAAACAATATACCCTTCTTTCCAATCTTCATCAATACTATACGAATCTATAAATTCATAATCACTGTAATGACTATTCATTACATTAAAGAACCAAATATCATCATCATTTAAATCCAAAAATTTAAGGAAGTTATCGTCGTCACCAAAATCAAAAACAATTTTACTTTGCCCCAATGGGTCACTAGGAATAATCTCAAGAATTGACCCGTCTGAATTCTCAAGGTCTCTAACACTTGTTTGATTTCGAACAAACTCACGTAGTTTTTTGACAAATTCACCCATCCCAAGTAATTCATCAATTAAATCATTTTGATTTGGGAATTCTTCTCTTAGTTCCTCTAAATCTACGTTTCTATCTTCGGCATTATATACATCCGTTATTCTTTCTTTTTCATTTCTGAATAACGCCATTTTTAACCCTGTTTTTTTATTTAAAAAATAATATAAATTACCATCTCTAAAATATTTCTCAAAATAACCAGGATTACCTTTTTGTGTGGTACACCATTTTGTATTGGCACCATAATAACAAGATGCTGCATGTGATTTAGGTCTAACGACTAACACATCACTATCTTCATAAATCTTATCGGCTTGGGTTTTGATTTCTCTTTCAATTTCCCTTTGTGTTTTTTTCGCATCAATCGTATTCATCAGTTTTTTAATAAACTGTGGGTTTTCATATTGATTAATATCTTTTGGTGAACGAGCAATCCCTTCAATGTTTGGTACAACATATTCACTATTCATGTCATTCCTGAATGCAGTTTCAGCGTTCCATATATCCTCTTCTTTAATTCTATTTACGTTTGCATGGAACCAAGGTATGATTGTCCCAAATAAATCTTGTAGAGCCTCTCCCTGTTGTACATTAAGACCACCATTAGGTCCTGCCAGTTCAGGGATAATCTTTTCTAATTTTTTGGCAATGTAATCTACGTATTTGTATCGTGTAGGGTCAACATTTAATATCCTGTCGATAAATGGACCATCATATTGAAATTTTTGTTTCAATCTTTTAGATGCGTCTTCTGTTTTACCTTCAATAATAATCTTCACAGGATATTTTTTTACTATAAATACAAGTTTCGTTTGGAATATTCATATTTATACTTACCTTTGTATAACAAATCACGGGTGGCTCCCTTAATAGTTAAGGCTGACCTTAAGCATCCAACGAAAGTTATACAGGGGGCGAAAGTGATTTTAATGTTCTTTGAAAATATGGGGGTACACTGGTATCGATTGACATAGTTGGGGATACGTGGCACGCAGTGAGAAGTTTCCTATCACTTAAATCTACGGATACAAAAGTTAAACGGCAACGTTTTAAACAAAATGGCAGCTATCGGATTAGTCCGTGAAGATGCTACGGTTGCAGCCTAATCAGATTAGGAAGAACCATCGGGTCGGGAGGACATTAACCCAGGAACAGAAGTCCTTGTAAGGTGTGGTTTCTATCTTAAAAGAAACAAGTGGAGGATTAGTTCTCAGTAAACCGAACCACTTTAAAATAAGGGAATTGTGAAATTTCGGAACATTAGCTAAATGTTGTCCTAAGCGTGTAGTCATTTATTGTCGA